GGAAACTATGCAGGTATAGGTTATACTTGGGACGAAGATAATAATATCTTTTGGCCTAAAAAACCTTTTCCATCTTGGGTAAAAAATATGACAAATGCGGGTTGGGACTCACCTATCGGTGATGCTCCAGCATTAACTGCAGAACAACAAGCTCAAAATGATGCGAATACTCATATGTGGGGGTATGCTTGGAATGAAGCTGGCCAATCCTGGGACTTGACAGACACAAAAGCATAAATTAAAAAGGTATGTGGTATGCACAAGAAAGTATTATCTGAAATAGATTTACATTATGGCACTATAGATATGCCTAAAGGTTTTGCAATAGACCGAGACAAACTTCAAAAAGATATTTTATCATCACAAATTAAAGATTTAAAATTTCCATTCTCAAGAACTTGGGATATGTTGAATACATATCTCCGAGAGCATATAAATTTGGAGTATCATTTTACTTTAATTAATAAAGAAACGTGGGGAAATATGTATAAACCTAAAGAAGTTTCTATTCCTTTATTAAATATTGATCCAGTAGATTTAAGACATTCACCCGACTACACTATGCTTTATGGAGTCAGTGTTAAAGATTGTAGTGTAAGAATACATTATGATTCTAATAGAAGAGCCGGCAGAAGTTGGGATATACCATTAACTGATAATAATTTTATTATGTTTCCCTCTACACAAATGTATTACGTTACCAACAATCAAAAAGATAATTTAAATTTTGTTTTAACTACTACTTATGAATACATTTAAATTAGAAACACCTTGTGTAATAGATAAATTAAAAGTTCATTTAAAAATAAAAAATAAATTAATTAATTTAATAAATAATGCCAACGCTGATTATTTAAATCAACAACAAGGTTATTATAGTGATTTAATTCATAGATTAGATTGGAATAGCTCTCGTGATTTTAATAGAGAGTGGGTAAAATTTTTAAAACCTTACCTATCAAAACAATTAAAAAAATTTGCTAATTTATTAGGATATCAAGATATAAGGTTTACCAGCCTATGGTTTCAACAATATAATCAACATGGTAAACACGGCTGGCACATACATAGTGAAAACTATACAGGAGTTTATTATGTAAAGTTTTCTGCTAATGCTGCAAAAACAGAATTAATAAATCCTTTTTCTCAAAACGAAAAAATTGTAATAGATGCAAAAGAAGGAGATGTTGTTATTTTTCCTAGTTATGTAATACATAGAGCGCCGACACAGAAACAATCTTTTAAAAAAATAATTGTTTCTTTTAATCTTAATCTTCAGCTTATTAATGAAAATTTATTTCCAAAAATTAATAATTTAAAAGGTATTAGCACAAATGAACTTAACTAATTATTTTTGGTATTTTAAATCTGCCTTAACACCACGCTTTTGTGATGAAGTTATTAAATATGCTTTATCAAAAGAGGAAGTAATGGCAATGACAGGTGGTTATGGAGATAGAAAATTAAAAAAAGAAGAAGTAAAAAATATGCAAAGAAAAAGAAAATCTGATTTAGTTTGGTTAAGTGATACTTGGATATACAAAGAATTACATCCTTATGTGCATGAGGCAAATAAAAATGCTGGATGGAACTTTGAATGGGATTACTCGGAACCATGCCAGTTTACCAAATATAAATTACACCAATATTATGATTGGCATAATGATCCTTGGCATAAACCTTATGATAGAAAAGATAAGAATGCCCCTGATCATGGAAAAATGAGAAAATTATCTATGACTTGTCAATTAACAGATGGCTCCGAATATACAGGCGGAGAACTAGAATTTGATTTTAGAAATTATGATCCTAATATGAGAGATGAAAGTAAACATATAAGAAGCGTACCTGAAATATTACCTAAAGGCTCTATCGTAATATTTCCTTCACACCTATGGCATAGAGTCAAACCAGTAACCAGAGGAACTAGATATTCACTTGTCGTATGGCATTTAGGATATCCATTTAAATAATATGTATATAAATAATTATTTTGTAACTCCCATATGGAGTGAAAAAAAACCAGACTTTGTTAAATCTTTAAACAAAGCTTCAGATCCATATATTAAAGAAGCAAGAAAAACTAAAGAAGCTAAAGCTCATCTTAAAGCTCACGGCGATTTTGGTCGTTCGTGGCATTCAACTCAATTAGTGACTGATAGTAATTTTATGGATTTCAGAAATTATGTTGGTCAAAAATGTTGGGAGTTTTTAGATCACTCAGGATTTGATATGAGTAAGTATACTACTTTTTTTGAACAAATGTGGGTACAAGAGTTTGCAAAAAAAGGTGGAGGACATCATAATGCTCACGTGCATTGGAACACTCACGTCAATGGTTTTTATTTTTTAAAAGGTAATGAAAAAACTTCTTATCCAATTTTTCATGAACCACGAACAGGTGCAAGAACAACTAAATTACATATGAAACAACAAAATGCTATATGGCCTGGAACAGAATTAATTAATTTTAAAGCCGAACCTGGGTTGTTAATATTTTTTCCTGGATATTTAGAACACGAATTTTCTGTGGATTATGGTAAAGCTCCATTTAGATTTATTCATTTTAATATATCAGCGGTATTAAAAGAACATGCTAAAGATGTTTAAAAAGAAAAAATATACAGTTATTCGTCAAGCAATCTCAAAAGACCTAGCTTCTTTTATTGCAAACTATTTTTCTATGAAAAAACAAGTACTGGATACCTGTCGAACATCAAGATTTATTTCACCTTTTGAAACTTTGTTAGGTGAATATGAAGGAGAAAATGCACAGATTCCTAATACTTATTCACACTACAGTGACATTGCTATGGAAACTTTAATGTTAAAATGCCAACCTAAAATGGAAGAAGTAACAGGATTAAAATTATATCCTGCTTATACTTATGCAAGAATTTATAAAAAAGGAGACGAATTAAAAAGACACAAAGATAGATTTAGTTGTGAGATATCTACTACTATGAATCTAGGTGGTGATGATTGGCCTATCTATTTAAGCCCTAATGAAAATGTAGGTATACCCGATGGTAAAAACATCACTACTACTAGCCAAGCAAAAGGGATTAAAGTAGATTTAAAACCAGGAGATATGCTGGTTTATTCTGGCTGTGAGTTAGAACATTGGAGAGAAAAATTCAAAGGCAAGGAATGTGTACAGGTTTTTCTGCATTATAACAATCGTAAAACGCCAGGAGCGAAAGATAATATGTTCGATAAGCGCCCTCATTTAGGTCTTCCATCTTGGTTTAAACGATGATATAATTCTTTGATGGAGGCAGGGCACCACCACATACCCCCTGTCTCCTTCTAAGGATTATATATGTTATTTGGAGCAGACGCATTTTCGGAATTACCTATCTCTACTACTCAGGGAACTAGAGCAGAAATAGTTATGACAGCCACGCCAATGACTTTGGCGATTGGTAATGTAAGTATTGTTGCAAATAATGTTATTGAAGATGCTGGAAAAAACGAACTTACTTTATCTAGTACTTTAGCGAGCGTTATAACCAATGTAACGATATCAGCAACAGCTACTCCACTTGTAATGACTTCAACATTAGCAACCGCTAGTGGTTCAGCAGTCATTAACATTGGTAATAATCCTTTGACTTTAAGCACAACTGATGCTACAGCTACTGGAGGAGCAATTGCAAATGTAGGGGCAAATGCATTAAGTTTAACTACGACGGAAGCCGGAGTTATTGTGTGGAATCCAATTATTCCTGGCCCTAATAATGTGTGGAAAGAGATAAAACCTTACGGAGGAACACCATAATATGGCATCAACTTATTCAGGAGATTTACAATTAGAACTTATAACAACTGGTGAAAAAGCTGGTTTATGGGGAACAATTACAAACGACAATTTAAAGATTTTAGAATTATCATCAACAGGATATTATACCGTTAGTATAGCCGCAGGAGATTTAACATTAAATTTAGATAATGGTTCTTCTTTAGGCGATAGTACAGCTACTGGTAAAAATTTAATGATAGAAGTTACTGGAACGTTGGCCGCGAATAGAAGTATTACAATGCCAACTGGAGCTGAAAGAGTTTTTATAGTTAAAGATAGTACTACACGATCATCAAGTAATTATACTATTGGAGTTAAAAATGTAGGAGGAACTACAGGAACTGTTTATATGCCGGTGGGTTCTACATGTATGTTTTATACTAATGGAACAACTGCTGATTCGATGACACTTGCAGGGATTTTAAACAAAGGATCTGTCACAGTTCAGACAGGAACTAACACTCCTTACACAGCAGTCAATGGTGATATAATTTTTGGAGAAACAGCGAATGCAGGTGGAGGAACTATTGCAGTTAATTTACCCGTAGGTGTAGCTGGTGAAAGTGTAACTATTATGGATGCATCAACTTCTGGAGGTTTTGCTTCTTTTAATTGTACTATTACTCCTAATGGAACAGAAAAAATTCAAGGTGGGGGTGGAGGATCCGCAATTACATTAGATCAAAATAATCAATCAGTTACATTGATGTATACAAATGCTGATAAAGGTTGGCAAAAAGTATCACACAATCAATAGGAGGTTTAATTGCTTACAGAAATTAAGTTTGCTCCTGGAATAGATAAACAAGACACAAGTGTGGGTGCCGTAGGACGTTGGGTTGATTCAGACCTAGCGAGATTTAGATATGGTCTTCCTGAAAAAATAGGTGGTTGGTCTTCTTTAATTACAAACACTATTGTAGGAGTAGCAAGAGGTCAATATGCTTTTGTTGATAAAGAAGGAAATAGATATGTAGCAATTGGAACTGATAAATTTTTACTTATTTATTTTGAAGGACAACTTTATGACATTACTCCTTGGGTAGATAATAATGCTGGAGCTCCAGTTACTTTTACAGGTGCTACTTTAGCTACAGACAGTACTACTGTTAAAACTTGTACGATCACAACATCAGGTGCGCATAGTTTAAAAGCTGGGGATATTATAATGTTAGATTCCGTTACTCTTCCAGGAGGAACAGGATTAGTAGCTAGTGATTTTGAAGATAAACTTTTTCAAGTTTTGACTATTCCTTCGAGTACAACATTTACAATTGATTCTTTAAATCAAGCTAGTTCAGTCGTGGGAAGTGGAGGAACTATGACGGTACAACCTTATGTTCATATTGGTCCTTCAGAACAATCTTATGGATATGGTTTTGGTGTAGGTAACTATGGAGGAACAGTTGCAGGAGCTCAACAATCTACGTTAGATGGTGCGTTGGCCGCGGATGCAAATGGTAACAATGGATCACCAAGTCAAATTCGTTTAGCTTCTACAACAGGTTTTCCAACAGGTGGTGGAACGGTTGCAATTGAAGATGAATTAATAACTTACACAGGTGTGGTAGGAAATGAATTAGATGGAATTACCAGAGCAACAAATGGTACTCTAACTGCCATTCACAGTGATGGAACAACAGTTACTGATGCAACTGACTATGCCGGATGGGGATCAGCAGTCGAAGCTTCTAGTGTTCAATTAGAACCAGGACTATGGTCTTTAAGTAATTGGGGAGATGTTTTAGTTGCCACAATTGCTAATGGCAAAACTTATACATGGGACGCATCTGCTTCAGCAAGATTAAGTGTAAGAGCGTCACGACAAACTTTATCCGCAGGATCAAGTACTTTACAAAATTCAAGTTATTGGACAGGAACAGGAACCTATACCGCAGGAAATACTTTAGGAGCGCAAGCTAATGAAGCTGCGGGAAATCCTACAGCTTCAAGATTAACTTTAGTATCCCCTACTACTAGACACTTACTTCATTTAGGAACAGAAACAACTATTGGTGATACAACTACGCAAGATGATATGTTTATTAGATTTTCTAATGCCGAACAAATAAACCAATACACTCCTTTAGCTACTAACTCTGCCGGTACTCAAAGACTTCAAGATGGGACAAAGATTATGGGAGCGTTAATTGCAAAAGAAAATATTTTGATATGGACAGATAATGCTTTGTACACAATGAAATTTGTTGGAGCACCTTTTACATTTGGATTTGAACAAGTGGGAACCAACTGTGGATTGATTGGAAAAAATGCAGCCATTGAAATTGATGGTGTTGCGTACTGGATGTCTAATAATGGTTTTTTTGCATTTGATGGTACTGTTAATTCATTACCATGCAGTGTTGAAGATTATGTTTTTGATGATGTTGATACAACAAAAGGTCAACAAGTATGTGCGGGATTAAATAATTTATTTACAGAAGTGATTTGGTGGTATCCAAATTCAGGAGGAAGTTATAATAATAGATCAGTGGCTTATAATTATGGAGAAGCAAAACAACCACCGCTTGGAACTTGGTATACAAATACTAATACTAATTTTAATAGAACAACTTGGATGGATACTTTAATTTATCCTCAGCCTTATGCGACAGCTTACGACAGCACTGGAACAGGAACTTTTCCTAGTATAATTGGTGAATCGGGATTAGGAAAAACTACATATTACGCTCATGAAACGGGTACAGATCAAATCAATCCTGATGGATCTACAACAACTTTAGAGTCTTTTATTCAATCATTTAGTTTTTCTTTACAAGCTGAACAGAGTGAAGTATTTTTAGCTATGAGAAGATTCTTACCTAACTTTAAAGTACTTACTGGAAATAATGAAGTAACAGTTGCGGTTACAGATTATCCGGCAACTAATGAAGTAGCTTCTACCTACAGTCCTTTTACAATAACTCCTACTACTCAAAAAGTAGACACACGAGCAAGAGGAAGATATGCAAATTTAAAATTATCTAATACTGCCGCTGGAGAAAGTTGGAGATTTGGAACTTTTCAAGTAGATATACAACCAGATGGAAGGAGATAAATATGAAAAAAACACATAAAACAAAAGATGGACGTACAGCAAAAAAAGGTTTGTGGTATAACATTCATCAAAAAAGAAAACGTGGTGAGAAAATGAGAAAGAAAGGCGCTAAAGGTGCTCCCACTGATCGAGCTATTAGACGTAGCCAGAGCTAATGAGAGGGATTGCTTTACGAGGATATGGCAGAGCCTATATGGCTTCTGGAGGAAGAACACCTGCATGGCAAAGAAAAGAAGGAAAAAATCCAGCAGGAGGTTTAAATCAAAAAGGAGTCGCATCTTATAGAGCAGCTAATCCAGGATCAAAACTTAAAACAGCGGTAACAACTAAACCGTCTAAATTAAAAAAAGGATCTAAAGCCGCAAACAGACGTAAGTCTTTTTGTGCTAGAATGACAGGAATGAAAAAAAGAAGAACTTCTGCAAAGACAGCAAGAGATCCAAATAGTAGAATAAATAAATCTTTAAGAAAGTGGAATTGTTAAATGACAAAGATAGTAGTAAGATTACCAGAACCTAAAAAAGAATATACTGAAGATAATCAAAGACAGATTAATAGATCTATTAGTTTAATAGTTGAACAATTAAACTCAACATTTTTAACTCAATTAAAAGAAGATCAAGAAAGGTTTACGTGGTTTAATGGCTAACGTTTATAGAAAAGTAAATACAGATTTAATAGCAACTGCGGTCAATACAGCTTATACTGTTCCTGATAACTCCAGAGCTTTAGTTAAATCAATTCATGTATATAATAATGGAGCTGGCGCTGCTGATATAACTGTTACTATTGGAGATTATGCAAGTGGAACAGATTTTATTTATGATAAAAGTGCATCTTTAGCTGCCAACGCCAAAGAAGAATTTGTAACTAATATTTTAGTGCTGGAAGAACAAGACACACTTAAATTATTATCAGATATAACAGGACCTGATGTAGCAATCAGTTTATTAGAAATTAACCGAGAGGATAAATAATGCCGTTTGTAGAACAAGAAGCTGGACAGACTACTGAAACAACAATTGATGGTAGAAAAGTACCAGTTATAAAACCTAAGGTAATAGTGACCTTAACACATAAAGAAACAGGGCGTGAATATCTGTCTAATGAAGAAGCGGACGCAGATATAAAGGACCCTAATACAAGCACTACAAAAGACCACATAAGACGCGATGTACAAATAGAAGTGGCTCATATACCAATGGGTGCTGATAGTAAATAGCGTTGACTGGACGTAAAAAGTCTAGTAAATTGTACTACTCTCGCATAATTCAAGAGTTGCGAACTTGCCTATCAATTGTATATACTAAAGAGAAACTATGGGATTAAAAAAATTTATCAAAAAAATAACTCGACCGATTTCAAAGGTATTGGATAAAATAGTACCTAATGAAATTAAACCCATTTTACCATATGCTGCCGCATTTGCGCCTTATTTATTACCGGCTGGAGGAACAGGTATTTTAGGTTCTATGGCAGGAAGAGCGATGGTAACCGGAGGTTTAAATATTGGATCTCAACTAGCACAAGAAGGAAGTGAAGGAGATTTTTCAGGATTATCTGCAATACTAGCTGCTTTACAAGGAGCTGCAACTGCACAAGGTGCTGGAAGTACATTAAGAGGAATGAAGAATCCTGGTGAAGCCGTTGGAATTGCGGGAGGAAATATGCCAGGTCAAGGCATAGGTGGTTTTAAATATGATGCTTCAGGATTAGGTGCATTAGATAAAGCTAAAAATTTTGGTTTAGAAATAGCTGCTAAAGGAGCAGACACTTTAGGAGGATTTGCAAATACTTTACAAAATAATCCTTTCAGTATGGCAAGTTTAAAAGCCGCGTCTGTACCAGCCTCACTTGCAACAGGAGACTTAGCAATGGCACAAGCAAGAGCCGCTATGAAAGATTGGGAAGAAGGTGAAGCATTAAGAATGGCAGCGGAAGGGGCAGACAATGAAGCTTATGATGCTGCAAGAAGATCAGCAGTAATTGCTTCTTTACAAGCTTATGGTTATGTAGAAGATCAAATTAATGACACATTAAGTCAATTAGGAATGCAACTTTTAGCTAAAGGTGGTAGAGTAGGATTTGCACATGGTGGATCCGGATTTGATGGTATTATAAATGCAATAGTAAAGACTGATGAAAACGATATGAAAATGGCAAATTTAATTCCAGAAGAATTAAAAATAGGATTAGCCGAAGAATTTGAAATTATATTTAAAAGACCCCCAGCAAATGATGAAGAATTATTTAGATATTATTATGATAAAGAAGAATGGAAAGGTCCCGGGGATAATGTTCAAATGATTGAAGGTGAAAGTGAAGAAGTTATGGCAGCTGATGGTGGTATGATGAGTGTATTACCTCCAGGTATGGAAATGGATTACAGAGGTGGAGGAATGATTCCAATGGGAACAAGAGAAAGAGCTGATGATGTACCAGCAAGAGTAAGTAAGAACGAATTTGTAATGACTGCTGATGCAGTTAGAGCAGCAGGTGGCGGAAGTGTAAATAAAGGAGCAGAAAGAATGTATAATTTAATGCACAATTTGGAGGCTAGAGCATAATGGCATCAGTAACAGAAACAAGGCAACTTTATGATCCGCAGTTAGAAGGATCGCGAACAGCTTATCTTAAAAGTTTAGATACCTTGGGAGCTGGTTTAGCTTCTCAACTAACTGGATATAAAGGTTTAGATACATCTAAATTTGCACCACAAATTGCAGCACAAGATATTTTACAAACTCAAGCAGTTGATACAGCTGCTGGCTTAGGGGCTTTACGTCCTCAAGGCGCTCAAGAAAGTGCAGCAGATTTTGCAGCTAGACAAGCTACATATGATGCCCAAGTTGATAGAGGTTTAGCAGGATTAGTTGGAGCTGATGCATACAAAGCATTTATGTCTCCGTATCAACAAGAAGTTATTGATACAACATTACAAGAATTTGATAGACAAGAAGCCATTAAAGCTCAAGGTTTAAGAGATCAAGCTATCTCTAGAGGTGCTTATGGGGGTGGAAGAGAAGGAGTTATGGCAGCTGAACAAGCTAGAACCGGAGCTTCTAACCGAGCCCAATTACAAGCACAATTATTAGCACAAGGATTTCAACAAGCCCAACAATCAGCAGCAGATCAATTAGCTGCTCAACAAGGTTTAGGTGCTTATCAACAAGGAATGGGTCAAGCTCAACAAGGATTTGAACAAGCTCAATTAGATGCAGCACAAGTAGCAGCAAGAGAAGCACAGTATCAACCATGGACTCAAATGGGTCTAATCGGACAAGGACTTGCTCAAATGACTCCAGGCACTATGCCAATTCAAACAGAAACTGTGTCATCAGCTCCTCAAGCTCCCATTAGTCCATTACAAAGCTTTATTGGTGGAGCAGGAGCCGTTGGTGGAATACTTGGAAAGATATTAGGTTAATCTATGAGCAGAATTTTAAGACGTCCAATGTTTAGAGGCGGAGGAAAAATATCTAGTTACAATAAAGGTATTGCTTCGGGCTTAGGATATATGGGCGGAGGACCTATAAGTGGAGCAAGAGGTGGACAAATTGGTGGTGGTAGAATTGCTGGTTCATATTTTCCTGATGGAAGATATGGATTTGCTAACCCTGCTTTCGTTGATATGGGAGGAGGATCCAAAGTCCCTACTAAATCCGTAATTAATCAAGGTGGTAATATTCTTAAAAGAAATATAAATAGAATAAAAAATTTAGGAACTGGAAATTTAGAATCTAGAATAGGTCAAGGTATTAAAGGTTTGTATAATTTGTTACCAGAAGAAGGATTACTGGCTAAAGGATCTAGATTTGTAACTTCACAACTTCCTAAAACAGTTAAAGGCACTGGAATTTTAGCAGCAATAAGTGGTCCAGGAATGATTGCAGAAGCTAACAGACCTAAAACATATGCTGCATTACAATACATGAAAGACATGAATCAAAGTGGTGCGTTTGATGAGACTGCTATGCCAACTATGGATGGAGAATTAGGAGAATACGATCAATTTATGGTAGAGTTTAACAAATTAAATGATCCGAGTAAATATTCAGCGATACCAGATGACAGAGGATTCTTTAACAAATACATTAATCCAATGGGTGCGCTTGTAGGAATATCAGGTGATAAAAGTTCTGCTGAAATTGAAGAGTTAGTAGATAAAGAAATTAAAAAAAATAAAGAACCTACAACAGAAGCAGAAGAAAATCCTGGCAAAGAAATTACTGTAAATACAGATGGAAGACCTAGTGAAACTGTTCTTTCTAGAAAAGAAAGATTAAAGAAAAAAGCTGATGAGTACCAAGAAATTTTAGGGGAGGGAATTAAAAAAGATTCTATCTTTGATGCAATGGTTGAAGGTGGTTCCAGATTATTAGAAGGTGAAGGATGGGGAGCAGCCGCAAGAGCCGCTAACAAATCTTTAGATCCAATACAAAATATTAAAACAGCTTCTAGAAAACTTGCACTAGAAGAAGATATAGCTTTAAAAAAAGCTATAGCCACAGCAGCATCTAAAAATACAGATATTAGTAGAAAAATTGACGCGATGAAAGCTGGGGGATATTCACCACAACAAATTGCCAATGCAATTGCGGGCATGAAACCAGAAACTTTAGGAGATAAGGTTGCTAAACTTGGTAAAGTAGATGGCTATGCTGAATATGTTAAAGAAAATTTTGACATTCAAAGTGTGGTAAATTCTAAAACTGATTTATCAGGCTTACCTGAAGGCAAATATTACATCGCAGATAAATTTACTATTGTAGAAATAGATGAGAATGGAAAATTAGTACCAGGAAGTAAACAAGTACTAAAACAATCGTAGGAGGTTAAGTGGCATCATTTGACGATCTTCTAAAAAATACAGATCAAGATCAGGAAAGCGTTACCTTCGGAGAAATTACTGAAGATAGTCCAAGTGGCATCGGTACGTTCATGGCGGGTATCGGTTCAGGTTTTTTTAAAATACCTGAAGGTATAGTATCTTTGGGTGCAACATTAATTGATCTTGGAGCGGGGACAGACACAGCGACAGACGTAGAAGAATTTTTTGCAACTATCAATCCCTTTGATGAATATGCACAGCAAACAACAGCCGGAAGAATTTCAGAATTATTAGTTAACCTTGCAGTACCTGCAGGGTTTGCAGCTAAAGCAGCCGGTAAAATGGCAGATGCAGCTTTAGCGGCCAAGAAAGGTGGAAAGTATTTAAAATTTGGCGCACAAGCTGGAGCAGCAGGTGCAGCGGAAGCAGCTTTTATAGCTGATGTAGATGAAGCTGGAACTATTGGAGATTTAGTAGGTGGCTTTACAAAAATAGATAGAGAATCAGACAATCCTCAAACAGAATTATTAAACAGATTAAAGTTTGGAGCTGAAGGAGCTTTAATAACTGGAGGTCTTAGTGGTTTATTTAGTGCTGGAAAAAAATTAGCAACCGAAGGAAACAAACTAAGATTTAGTAATAATAAATTTAATAGAGCTTTAGATAAATTTGGTTCTAAATTTAGAGCACGATCAGGTAAGACTCAAGAATTTTTTGACATAGAAACAGGAGCCTTAGGTGAAAGAGCTGCTGATGTAAACATTGCCGAGAACGTCGGGTTTACTATTCAAAAACAAATGGATAATATTTTTCCAAAAATTAAAAGAGCAGGTGATAAAATGCCTGAACTTACCAGAGAGAAATTAACTGAAGAAATGGGAGACGCTTTATTATCTGGTAAGCCTATTGTTAATGATGCCGGTCAAGTTATTTTTGGAAAGATGGATGATGCCGCATGGCTTCCAGTTAAAAATAAACTTCTCGCTAAAGGAATGACAGAAGAAGGAGCTCAAGAAATTTTTGATGAGCTTACACGAATGAGAGCTACCTGGGGGACATTATTTTCAGGACTGGGAGAAAGATTAACTCCAACTGATTTAGCAAAATTTAAAAATGTAATGGGAGATAAGTGGAAAACTTATTTAGGTGCTAATTATAGAATATTTAAAAATGATTCTTTAATTCCGGCTTTAAATTATAAACCAGCTACCGAAGCAGTAGATAAATTAAAAAATTTATTTATTAAAACAGCGGCGGATGAAGGAAAAGTAATTGGTCCGGTTGAAGCAGAAAATTTAGTAGCAGATATTTATAAAAATGCAAAACTTCCAGCAGGATTTAATTTAGATAAATCTTCAGACGTTATTTTTAAACTACCGAGCTGGGTAGCTAGAACTGCGTTAGATGACGCCGCTGACTTTAAAGGTATTGCAAACATGTCTGAATTAAAACCAGAGTTCAAACCTTTGTTTGAAGAATTATTTGGTAAAGATAAAAGCGCTTTGCAAGCTATTTTAAATGGTACTAATAAACTTTCTTTAATAACAAGACGTAATCAAATGATGGATAACATTGTTAAAACATCAGCTGAACAAGCTAAAGCTATCAGAGAAAATCCAAGTCTACTTGAAACAGGTCTTAGACCTATGCTCGCTGAGACTAATGAAGATGCTGTTAAATTTTTTGGTGATGAATTTAGAAGAATTAATATGGACCCAGCGCAAAAGTTAGCCGCAGGTAGTGTTGATATGTCTAAACTTACGGGAGAAACATTAACCGAAGCAACAGGAGCTATCGCCCAAGGAATTACTAATCCTTTAAATGGTAAGTTTGCCATCAATGGAATAGCAGATGCATTAGAAACTACAAATAAACTTATGAATTCAAAATCTATGGTAGGAAAAATGTATGAGAATTTTATTCTTTATCCTAAAGCTACATCACAAATAGCTAAAACAATTTTATCACCTATCACTCACGTTAGAAACTTTTTATCTGCTAGTGCTTTTGCAACAGCAAATGGAATTATACCTAACCCTCAAGCTATCAAAGACGCTTATGGAGCATTACAAACAGGACTTAAAGGAACAAGACAACAAAATGAATTATACCAAAAGCTTTTAAGACTAGGAGTTGTAAACTCTCAAGTTCAAGTAGGAGATTTAGTTAAACTTTTAGAAGATGTTAAGTTTGGAGAAACTTTAAATTCTTATAATGGTTTACAAAGATTACTAAAACCATTTAGAAAGTTTGGAAAAGGTGCACAAGATTTATATACAGCTGAGGATGACTTCTGGAAAATTGCATCTTGGGCTATGGAAAAATCAAGAATGGAAAAAGCTTTTGCTAGAAATGGTTTAGTTAAAGGTCAATGGTTTACTGATGCAGCTGGTAAATCTATTAGATTAACTGATGATTATTTTGAAAGACAAGCAGCTAACATTGTTAAAAATAATATACCTAACTACTCTTATGTTTCAGATTTTGTTAAAGGATTAAGAAAATTACCTGTTGGTAATTTCGTTTCGTTCCCTGCAGAAATTATGAGAACAAGTACTAACATAGTTAAAAAAGGTTTAGATGAAATTGCATTTACAGCAAAGCTAGCTGATGGAACTGTAGTTAAACCGTTAGAGAATATTGGTTACACTAGACTAGCTGGAATGGCGGCAACAACTTTAGCTGTTCCTTACGCAGCAGTAGAAGGAGCTAAAGCTTTATATAATGTAACTGAAGATGAGATGGATGCAATGAGAAGATACGTTGCCGACTGGTCTAAAAATTCTACATTAATTCCTTTAAGAGATAAAGAAACAGGCAAATTAAAATACATAGATTTTTCTCACATGAATGCTTACGATACTATTACAAGACCTATTCAAACTGTTTTAAATAAAGTAGGTCAGGGAGAAACTGACAACGATGGTATGATGGATGACTTTATGAGGGGTATGATTGAGTCAACAAAAGAATTAGGAATGCCATTTATTTCTGAATCTATTTGGACAGAAGCGTTGACAGATATTGTTGCAAGAAGAGGAAGAACTCCTGAAGGGTATCAAGTTTGGAACCCTGAAGACACACCAGGCGCAAAAGTGTCGAAGATGGTTGGACATTTAGTAGAAGCTCAAGCTCCTTTCAATTGGAAACAATTAAATAGAATGAAACTATCTTTATATCCTGCAGATTCAGAAGGAAGATTTGATGAAAGAGGAAATGAATATCAATTTGGAAATGAATTATCAGGTATTGCAGGCCTAAGAGCTGTTGAAATAGATCCGGCTAAAGGATTAACATATAAAATTTCAGAGTTACAAAAAAGAGAAAGACTTGCAAAAGATTTATTTAAAAGACCGTCTTTAAAAGGTGGAGTTGTAACTCCTAAAGAAATTGTAGATGCATATATTAATGCTAATAGAGCATTGTTTAATGCAAGAAGTAACTTTATGAAAGATTATGATGCAGCAGAAATTTTAGGTATTAGTTCGGATGCACTGGATGAAAACATGAAACGTATTTCTAAACGAGATAGATTTGCTATTGAAGATGGAGAATTTAAACCTTATCAACCCTCAAGAGATATCATTGATAAGTTTGAAGAAAATGCATTAAGATTAGGAGTATCTAATCCTTGGATACAGGCCGAACCAGTTATTGATGCTATTAAATCTTTAATAGAAGTTGCACCTTTATCACTAGAAAATTTACCTGACATTGAAAATCCTTTTGATGTTCCAGAAACTGAAGTAAGTGGAGATGCCATAGCTGCATTAAATACTATGGGAGCACAAGTAACAGGTGGAGATATTGTTGCTAACTTAAATCAAAACTATGTTGGTGGTGGAGGTGGAGGTGGAGGTGCTGGACCTGTAGTTAATCAATTAAATACTGGCTATGGAAATATAGATCCAGTTACTAGACTAACGGCCGCGGAGAGTATATACTTGGATCCTATGGAACAACTATATACAAAAAATAAAAGAAAACCAACTAACCAACAAACAAAATTAGGGTAATGGAAATCAAACCTAAAAGTACTAGAGAACATCTTATATCCTTGTATGGACATATTACAGGGCTAAAACGATCACAATATCATATGCACAAAGGCATTCACGAATTGGGCGGCAAGATAGATAAAATCTATTGGGTATTATTGGGCACGGTGGGGGCTGTGTCACTAGTTCTTTTAGAAAGAATACTAGACATAAAAGGATTTATATTTTAAGGAGGGACTATGCAATTAAGTAAACATTTTAGTTTAAAAGAAATGACCAAGTCGATGACTGCTCAACGGAAAGGTATTGATAATACCCCAGGATCAGGTGAGATTAAAGCTTTAGGGGATTTATGTTATAAAGTTCTTGAACCCCTACGGGCACATTTTGACAAGCCCGTTACGATTACCTCGGGCTACAGATCAGAAGCGCTGTGTGAAGCGATCGGCAGCAAAAAAACTTCGCAGCACGCGCTGGGCCAAGCCGTTGACCTAGAAATTTTTGGGGTGCCAAATATTAAGACGGCTTACTGGCTACAAAACAACGTAGATTTTGATCAATTGATCATGGAGTACTATGATCCGGATGATCCAACAGGTGGGTGGGTTCATGTAAGCTATCATGAATCAGACTCAAACAGAAAACAAGTTTTAACTTACGATGGTAAAAGATACACCGAAGGCTTACCAGATATGGAATGGAAAGACGGCAAAGTCGTAGGATAGTTTTATGCAAAACAGTTTGTTGGTGCATAAGCATCTTATTATCCGTGCCGAAGCTGTAAGACCTCCAACAGACGAAGAACAATTAACCGAATGGATGAAAGAGTTTATTGACTCTATCAATATGAAAGTAATGATGGGTCCTTACGTTAAGTATTGCTCAATGGAAGGTAACCGAGGCATTACTGGTATTGCTGTTATAGAAACTTCTCACTTAGTAATGCACGTTTGGGATGAACCTCATCCAGCCCTAATGCAGTTTGATATTTATTCTTGTGGAGAATTTAAACATACAGAGATCTGTAAAAAAATTATGGATGATTTTGATATTCACAAAATTGAATATAAATATTTAAACCGAGAAACTGGTTTACAAGATATATAAAGTCATTCTAAATTTTCGACAAAAATACTTTCATCTTAGAAAATCCCACCTATCTACACATACAACCAATAAAATTACCACTACCATCATTCATTATATGTAAATTTAAAGTATCTACATAGCCTGTTAATTTTAATCGAAGAATATCACACAAATCAAAACAATTTATTTCGGCAGTTATAACTATACCTTCCATTATTTCTTTAGTAACTGGTATTAGTTGATAAAGGCCATCATTTAAAATTATTAAATCCATTCTCTAAAATCCTCATCCATTATTTCATTCGCAATATTCATCTTCTTACGTAAAGCTTTTACAATCTTTTCATCTACCGTTTTTGGTGCTATAAGATCTATATATGTTACCGAATTCTTTTGTCCTATTCTGTGTGCTCTGTCTTCTGACTGTAGCCTTTTTTCTAAATCATATCCATTAGAATAATAAATTACTGTATTGGCAGCAGTTAAAGTAATTCCATAACCACCGGTTTGTGGATTTCCAATAAAAAATCTAGCATTAGAGTTAGGATCTTGAAATTTTTCTATATTTTTTTGTCTTTGTTCGGCTGAGATATTACCATAATATTCCACAATAGAGTCAGCTCCATATTCTTCACTAATAGCTTTAACAATATTTTTAATATCATAAATATAATTAGCCCAAATAATAACTTTACCTTCCACCTCTTCTAACAAATACAATAATTCTTTAAGTCTATTATTCTTAATTTCTGTAATAGTTTCATCATCATTTTTTAAATGACCACAAGTTATTTGGTGAAGACGCATCAATTGAGTTAAAACGTGAGGCGCGGTAGCCATCTTACCTTTTAATAGAGCGAGGGCAGCGGATTTCATAGTAGAATAAGCTTGTTCTTGTTCATCAGTTAATTCTACCTCTCTCCTTGTATATACTTTTTCTGGTAAATCTAAGCATTCATCTTTTAATACTCTATAGGAAAAAGCTTTAATAGAATTAGCTAATTCATCTAAATTTTTATAACTTCCAATTAATTGTACTCTTCTTCCTCCAAAATTTTTATCAATCATATTGGCATATCTATTTCTAAATGCGTAATAAGAACTAAAACCTAATAAAAATTCATTTAAAAAATTACATTGCGTATATAAATCTAAAGGGGATTTAGTCACCGGAGAACCTGTTAAAATTCTTCTATATTTAGCACGCTTACTTAAAAGTAAAATGGATTTAGTTCTTTTAGCTTTAGGATTTTTAATAGTTGTAGATTCATCAATAGCAAGTAAAGTTTCATGACAATTTAAAAACTTTGCAACAAATTCTAAACCTCTTTTAGTACTTAACGCTTCAACATTTACAATAAGGATGTGAAGGTCATCATCAGTTTCAAATAATTGTCGGTACTCTTTATCCTTTGCTTTGGATGTCGAAGCAGTCCATAGTACCGTTTTATGTTGAACATGACTAGGTAAATGATTAGGTATTTCTTGAGATAACCAGTTTCTATATACACCTTTTGGTGCTATAATAACGGCCCCATTTATTCTACCTTTGTCATAAAGCATAGCCATATTATCAACTAATACTTTTGATTTACCTGTTCCCATTTCCATAAAATAGCCATATTCATTTTTATCCCACGACTTTTCTAATGCAGTCATTTGATGCGCGTACGGCTTGGTCTTAAAATTATATATCATAAAATTATTCTAAATTCTTATTGACATTATATATAATAGGGAATATATAAGATGTCAAGAATAAAGAATTAAGAAATGAAAAATAAAATATTTGAATTATATAAACCTGAATCTTTAAGAGAGTTTTTAGACTTTTATAAAAACAATCCTGAAGAAAAATTTGTGTATGTAGCACAACAACCACCAGCGCACATTAATATATTAAGTGCATCTGATTTTGGTTATTTAGTTTTATGCTTGCCTAACTATGGACCAGATTCACAGGTAATATATTCTATGGCTCCTTTCAACCGCAAGATGAAAAAGAATTTACAAAATTTTAGAGAACAAGATTATATATTGGCTATTGGTGATCCTATTATGATTGGGATTTCCTTTGAGGCAATACATGATGTAACCAACGGAAAGTTCAACGTCTTAAAATGGAATAATAAAGAAAAAAGATATTTTCCTTTAGACCAGAACTTCTACAATAAAGGAGAAAACAATGGTGGATAAAGTAAAAGTTTTTACAGGTAGTGGTTCCTTTAATATTCAAGATGAAATGTTAAAAGACTCAACAGATCTTTTAGATAATGTTGAAATTACTACAATTGCTGCAGAATGTGTAAAACTTAAACAAAAAGAAGATGAGATTGCAGCATTAGAAGACCAATTAAAAAGTAAAAAAGCAGAAGCAGACGATATTGGTTCAAGAGTTATTCCTGAACTATTGGCTGAACAAGGTTTAACTGAAATTAAACTAGCAGATGGGTCTAAAGTTTCTGTGAAAAAAGAATTTAGGGCTACTCTTCCTAAAGATGACATAAGAAGAGAAGCTGCCTATAAATGGCTTCGTGACCAAGGGTTAGGAGATATTATTAAAAACAATGTCTTTGTAACATTTGGAAAGGGAGAAGATGACAAGGCGAAGCAATTGCTGGACCTTGCGGCTGAGAATGGGTTTGAGCCACAACAGAAATCTGATGTAGCTTGGAACACTTTAACAGCCCTTTATCAGGAGCGTATCCAGGCCGGTCTGGATATGCCTTCTGATTGCTTTAGTCTTTGGATTAAAGATAAAACTAAAATAAACCGGAAATAACTAATGGAGAATGTGTAATGGCTAATGAAATAAAAGCTAAACAAACAGGATCAGTTGCCTTATTTGGTGATGATCTTTCCAAAGGTTTTGAAAACATGACGCAAGAAGATATGGCGTTACCGTTTGTCAGAATCTTAGGACAACTATCGCCGCAGGTAACTGATGGCGATGCAAAGTATGTAGAAGGTGCTAAACCAGGCATGATCTATAATACTGTTACCAGCGAATGTTTCGATGGTAAAAAAGGTATCAAGGTTATTCCTTGTTACTACAAAAAGGATTATCCGGAATGGTCGGATAGAGGGGACGGACCAGGTGCTCCAGTCGCAGTTCACTTACCGAACAGCCCAATAATCCAAACTGGTAAGAGAGATGGATCTAAAATAAGATTACCTAATGGTAATTATTTAGAAGAAACAGCCTCTTATTATGTTATGGTTGAAACAAAAGCAGGTGGAATGACACCAGCGTTGATTACTATGAAATCTACGCAACTTAATGTCAGTAAAAAATGGAATTCTATGATGAAAACCATACAAATAGCTGATGGAAAGGGTGGTTTTGCAATTCCTCCAATGCATGGGGTGGTTTATACACTATCTTCAACACTACAGAAGAACGACAAAGGTTCTTGGTATGGTTGGGTTGTGGCTATGGATCGAATATTAGGACAGGAAGATAAGTCTTTATACCTAACGGCTAAAGATTTTAGAGGGAATGTCTCGAATGGAAGCGTGCAAACAAAAGCTGATGTTGAAGAGAAAAGTAAAGATAGTACACCGTACTAAATTTATTTTGAAGGGGATCGCAAGATCCCCTTTACAAAGAATTGAGAATGAAATATATGGATAAATTCAAACAAATTTTTAGCGGATTACAATTAGCTTATGGACAATACCAACCCAGTGGCAGAGGTGAAAACGGAAAACAAAAAGGAAAAGCCTTTATTGTTCGTAAAACCGTTACAGACGATTTATGGATCAATCACCTCAAAGGCGAAGGAGCTGCTCTGGGGATCATCCCTATTACAGAAGACAATAGTTGTAGGTGGGGGTGCATTGATATTGACGAATATAATTTTGACCATCTTGGCCTCATTAAAAGTATTAGGAGTCTTAATCTCCCATTAATAGTCTGCCGATCCAAATCTGGTGGAGCTCACGTTTTTTTATTTACTAAAGAAAATATCCCTGCATCTTTGATGCAATCTAAATTAAAAAAAATATCTAAAACTCTGGGCTATGAAGGTTCAGAAATTTTTCCAAAACAAACAGAAATTTTAGTGGAACGTGGGGACACTGGAAATTTTTTAAATTTACCCTACTACAATGAAATGAAAGGACTACGTTATGCTATTAACGATAATGGCGCCGGTTGTACACTTGAGGAATTTTATAAGCTCTATGATGTTCACTCGTGCGAACGCGAAGAAATTGAAAAAATTAAAACGGAAGAAAAGAAAATAGAGGAAGCTTTTCCTGGGGGTCCTCCTTGTTTAAACAAATTAGCCATAATTGGTTTTGGGGAGGGCTCAAGAAATAATGCATTATTTAATATTGCTGTCTATTATAAACAAGCTAAACCAGATTCTTGGGAAGATGAATTAGTCAAAGCAAATCAAAAATATATGGAACCACCATTAAGTAATAATGAGGTTCAACAATTAATTAAATCAGTAAGTCGTAAAGGTTATGATAAATATAGATGTAAAGACGCACCAATTAATGCAGTCTGTCAAGCTTCTTTATGTAGAACTAAACCTTTTGGGGTAGGTTTTGGAGAAGAACAAATGCCTCTTCTCGGAAACTTAACTAAATATACTTCTAATCCACCACAATGGTTTTTAGATGTGGGTGAATCGCGAATCGAATTAAAAACAGAACAACTGTATAGTTCTGCTTTGTTTGCGTTAGCATGTTTAGATCAAGCTAACTTAGTGGTACCAGTTCCAAAACCAAAAGATTGGAAAGAATTATTTTTAAAACCAATGATGACAAACTTACAACAAATCGAACCATTACAATCTTTAGATCCAATGAATCAAATCATGGGCTTACTTCAAGACTGGACAACCAATAGACAATCAGCAAGAACAATGGATGATATATTTAATAAACTTCCATACACAGATGAGAAAAGAGAATTTACATATTTTAGAATGGAAGACTTCTATGCATTTTGCAAAAAGAATAATTGGGAAATGGATAAAACTAAAACAGGAAATTTAATTAAAAGATTAGAAGATACATTTGTTAAAGAAGATAGAATGAGAATTAAAGATCAGCAACCAAGAGTTATTAAAATTAAAACAATGAAAAAAATAGAAGCATCAATTTCTCAAGAACCATATCAACAGGAGGATTTCTAATGAAAAATCCTTGGTCTGAAGAAGCTAGAAAGAGAGCAAGAAAAAAATGGAGACAAAGTCCAAAAGGTAAAGCATGGGACAAAGCATATAATCAAAGACCAGAAGTTAAAGCTAGACGAAAAGAACTTTATATTCAAAGATTAATTAAGGAGTGTGCTAATGAAATATTCTAAAGATGTTGGTGTCAATTGGCATTTAAGATTTAGACAACACATAAAAGATTTAACAGACGAATTACAAGTAACTCAAATTCAGCTAGAGATAGCGGAAAGGAAATTAAAAAAATATGAAAACAATCATATTAGGTCCACCAGGAACAGGAAAAACAACAACGTTGTTAAACTTAGTGGACGAATTTATCAAAACAGGAATTAGACCCAAACAAATTGGTTATTTTTCTTTTACAAAGAAAGCTGCCACTGAAGCAGCCTCTAGAGCTGCAGATAAATTTGGTTTGGATATAGAAAATGATCTAGCTTTTTTTAGAACTTTACATTCTTACGCTTTTAATCAATTAGGGATGACTAAAGAAAAGATGATGGGTTCTGATGATTATAAAGAGTTTGGAAAAAAATGTGGCATACCAATTAAGACTGCCAAATATTCAACAGAAGATGGTACATTTAATTCTGATAATGAATATCTTACAATTATTAATACTGCAGCAGTAAAGAGAATGGATCTCCTGGAGTATTATGATTCACGACAAAACATTTTAGACATAGAAAGAAATACTTTATTCTTATTAGCTGATGAACTTAAAAGATTTAAAAAAGAAAAAGGATTAAAAGACTTTAATGATTTAATTGAAGACTTTTTATTAAAAGAAACTTTAAATAAGTTTGAAGTTTTATTTATAGATGAGGCTCAAGACTTATCATTACTTCAGTGGGATATGGTAAGAAAGATCTGGAGTAGAGCAGAAAAAACTTACATAGCTGGTGATGATGACCAGGCTATCTTTAAATGGGCCGGTGCAGATGTGGATCACTTTATTGCTTTAAAAGAAGAAGTAGACGATATTCAAACCTTAGATCAATCCTATCGTATACCTGGTGGACCTATCCATGAACTATCGCAAAAGATTATTAATAAAGTACAGAACAGATTTCCTAAAAACTATAAACCGAGAGCTGAAGAAGGTATATTAAAAAGGTACTCAGACATTACGCAGGTTAATATGTCTGAGGGAAATTGGTTAGTATTATCTTCTGCACATCATTTTTTAGATGATGCTAAAGATTTATGTGAACTTCAGGGATGGTATTATCAACATAGAGGAATTAATTCTATTCCTTTAAAATTATTATTAGCTATTAATAACTGGGAAGCATGGCGTAAAGGCGGAATGCTTAATCATTTAGAAATTAAAAATGTATATGAATATCTTGGAACAAATGTTTTAGAAGGGTTCAGGAAGGGCAAAACTTTGCATTCGGACGCGAAGTATACACTAAAAGACTGTGAAGATCAACATGGATTAATAATTTCTGATGTTTGGTTTAAATCTTTTGAAGGTTTAGATCCAATCACTGAAAACTACATTCGAAATATGAGGGCGAATGGAGAGCAGATAAATAAAAATCCTCGTATAATAATGTCAACAATACATGCCGCGAAAGGAGGTGAAGCAGATAAAGTTTTATTATTACAGGACTTAACTAATGCAGCGTTAGAAACTTTTAGTCATGATCCAGATGAATTACATAGGTTATTTTATACTGGTGCGACGAGAGCGAAGCGTGAATTGCACGTGTTAGATCCTAAAAATTTTGATCGAGCTTATATACTATGACAAATAAAGAAATGTTTAAAGGAATGACCTACGAATCACTAGACAAGCAGGTCGGAGGGAAACACTACCGGAATATGAAAATTCAACCGGCGGAGTTTATTAATGAAAATAAGTTGCTTTTTGCCGAGGGCAACGCTATAAAGTACATCTGTCGCCATGCGATAAAAGGAAAAGAGGAAGATGTGAAGAAGGCAATACACTATTTAGAAATGATTTTGGAAAGGGATTACTCGTGAGAAGTACTCAGATTCCTTTGTTCACTCCGGATACTGAATGGGTAATGCCGGAAGAATTAAAAAATCTGAAAGGTGTAAAACAAATAGCCGTAGATTTAGAAACTAATGATCCTGATTTAAAAGAATTAGGATCAGGTAATGTCATAAAGAATGGACATATTGCTGGAGTAGCGATAGCTACTGAGGGATGGTCAGGTTATTATCCTATTCATCATGAATCTGGTGGTAACATGGATAAACACTTAGTCTATGGGTGGCTTCAAGAAATTTTTAATCAAGTAGATACTACATTTATTTTTCATAATGCAATGTATGATGTCTGTTGGTTAAGATCCGAAGGATTAATTATTAAAGGTAAGATAGTTGATACCATGATTGCGGCATCTTTAATTGATGAAAATAGATTAACCTATCAATTAAATCCTTTAGCAAGACATTATGTGGGTATTGGTAAGGATGAAAAGATATTAAATGATGCAGCTAAAGAATATGGATTAGATCCTAAAAAAGATATCTGGAGATTACCTGCAATGTTTGTAGGTCAGTATGCAGAACGTGATGCTGAAGCAACATTAAAACTTTGGCAAAGATTAGAACATGAAATGTATACCCAGGAACTGTGGGATATTTTTAATCTTGAAATAAAATTATTTCCTTGTCTAGTTGATATGAGATTTAAAGGAGTAAGAGTAGATTTAGAGAAAGCAGCTCAAATAAAACAAAATTTAATTAAAAGAGAAAAGAAAATTCTGAGTGATATTAAAGCGTTAGTAGGTTTTCCTGTAGAAATTAGTGCGGCAAGATCAATTGCAAAAGCATTTGAAAAATTAAAACTTCCCTATGATAGAACAGAAAAAAGTAATGAACCTAGTTTTACAAAAAACTTTTTACAGAATCATCCACATGAATTACCAAAAGCAATTGCGGAAGCAAGAGAATTAAATAAAGCTCATGGAACTTTTATAGATTCAATAACTAAACATGCACACAATGGTAGAATACACGCAGACATAAATCAAATTAGATCTGATCAAGGAGGAACTGTAACAGGTAGATTCTCCATGAGTAATCCAAACCTACAGCAGATTCCCGCAAGACATCCTGAACTTGGTCCATTGATTAGATCTATCTTTATTCCAGAAGATAAATGCAAATGGGGATCATTTGACTACTCACAACAAGAGCCTAGAATTTTAGTACATTATGCAAAACTCCAGAATTTGGATGGAGTTGATGGAATTGTAGACGCATACAACGACGGAGACGCAGATTTCCACCAGGTCGTGGCCGACATGGCAGGCATAGAACGAAAGCAAGCTAAGACTATTAATTTAGGTCTGATGTATGGAATGGGTAAAAATAAATTAATGTCTGAACTAGGATTAATGAAAGATTCAGCAGAGAAATTAATTAAACAATATCATGTGAAAGCTCCTTTTGTAAAACAATTGATGGACAATGTATCGCGTAAAGCAAATGACCGAGGTAAGATTAGAACCTTACTTGGACGTGCATGTCACTTTGATTTATGGCAGCCAGTTCAATTTGGAGTCTTTAAACCATTACCTTTAGAACAAGCTAGAAAAGAATATGATGAGCCTTTAAAGCGTGCATTTACGTACAAAGCCTTAAACAAACTAATTCAAGGATCGGCTGCTGACATGACCAAAAAAAGTATGGTATCTTTATATGAAAATGGTATAATACCACATATACAAATTCATGATGAAGTCGACATATCTGTCGAATCCCATGCAAAGGCTGAGGAGATTATAGAGATTATGGAATCAGCAGTAGAGCTAAAGGTTCCTAATAAAGTTGATTATGAACATGGTGATAACTGGGGAGAGATTAAGTAATGAAGAAGGACAAATATGAATTATTTAAAATCCTGGTACGAAAAGGCCTGCTCTTTTAAAGAATGTCTTGCTCAACGATTTTCTAAAAATCGTATGACTGAGCCTAAATGCTCCATCTGTAGACTAACTAAATTTAATTGTGGAATAGCTTTAGTAGCTATTATTATTATTATAACATTAACATTTTAAGGAACAACTATGAGGATATTTAATGAATACGAATCAGAAGTTGAGGATCCTATTGGAGAAGAAACAGCTCCGGAAATTGCACAAACGAAAAAAATATTTTGTTGCATTATTATGGATGGGGTTGATTCTTCTGGCCTTATATGGGAGTCCAGTTAGATGATCGAAAAATTAATGACATTATTGGTTGGAATCTTATTAGCTCTGGCTGGTTGGAGTCTGACTCGTACGTTCGAGCTGTCTACTCAGCAAGCAGTAGTCTTAGATAAAGTAGATAAACTTGAAAGACATGTAGAAAAACTACAAGATAAGATGGAAATTATGTTGGATAAAGATGAAGAGATTATGCAACAGCATAAAGATTTATTTAAAGCTTTAGAATCAAATCAACCATCAACAGGATATAATTATAACTAATGACACTTAAAATTTCAGACGAAGCAAAAGTTCAAATGCCTATGAAGACGGTAGCCAGCCTGATCGCGCTGGTTGCGATTGGTACCTGGGCTTACTTCGGTATCATTGAGACTCAAAATAGACACTCAACAAAACTAGAACTAATGGAAAAGGATCTTGTAGAGAACACAGCCTTTAGAATAGGGTGGCCTCGGGGACTTTTAGGAAGTCTTCCCGCTGATTCTGAGCAGTTCATGTTAATCGAACATATGAGTGGGCAAGTAGAAAAAATTGAAACTGAAATGCAAAACATGATGTCAAATACGGTTAACATAGAACGTTTACAAAAAGATGTAGAAAAGATATTATCTGATATTGAAAAATTAAAAGACAAGCAAAGAACTTTTGCTAATGGAGGCCATCAATGATTATAGAAACTGTTTTTGCGCTGCTTCTTATTGCTGATAATAAAATTATAGAACATCGTTACCACGAGTCGTTATCAAAATGCCTTAAAGGAAAGCGTTATGCTATGAGGGACAAATCATCTACCGATAGAGTTGTCTATCAATGCGTTAAATCGAAGGCAAACATTGAGATATATATGGGAGAGAAGAAAATTCTTTCATTAATCCTTGAATAAAAAATCATACGCATTTTTTCTTAAGAAGAACAGGCCCAGACGAAGACAGAATCCTGTCGCACAAGCACTAAACTTCTTTACACCTCAGGTAATTCCAGATAAAAAGAAATACAAACGTAAAGATAAACATGTCAAAAGATATACATAAAATTTTTCAAACAGAAGTAGTATCAGGTAGATGTGATGCATGTCACATGCATACATTGTTGGTGGGAATTAATAATACATTTTTTAGGTGTACAAATTGTGGAGAAGATCTTGAACAAAAAGTTAATGGCGTAATAAAATATGTCGTTTCTAAAGATTTAGATAGTAGACCTCCGCATGTCAAAGAAAAAGAATAGTCTTTACGGAAAAGTAGAACACGAAACCCGTGCGAAGTTTAAAAAGACGTCGCAATCGAAGCGTCGACCGAAAAAATCTTCAATGAACAAAAATAAAAAACGTCATTTTAAGGCGTACAACAGACAAGGAAAATGAAAGTAGTAAGTTTAATATTATATATGTGTTCAACCGTAGCCAATACGTGTATGCCTCCGTATGTTTGGCCCACACAATTTGGAAATTCATATGATTGTATGATGGCGGGATACGAAGAAGCCTTAAGAAAAACTCACGAAATTGGAGCAGAAGAAATAAATAAACATAAAATTTTTATTAAATTTGATTGTATAGAATCTACGATAGTTATTCCTAAGAAAAAACCTCCAGAACAACCAAAACTTCAAACTTCATACCAAATATAGGGGTGTTGCAATAATATCACACATAACTTGCCTGCCGTGAGTATGATACCCACGGCAAACAAAAGGTGTGAGAAGAGGTCTAAATAATATATTAAAAAAATAACCCTTGCAAGTATTGTTTTAATAGTATAGTTTCCCATATATTAAGAATAAAAATAACAATGAAAGGTGTAAAAACATGGCTGATCCAGCAAAATTTAAGTCTGTCAGTGTGTCCATTACCACGTATAAAATATTAAATTTTTTACGGCAAGGTAAGATAACAGACGCAGATTTAACAATAAGTAAAGCAATTGAAAGTATAGCAAAAAAAGAGGCTAAAAAACATGGCTACAAAAACGGAAAAGCAGATAGCTAAAATTATCTGTGATCAATGTAATGGTAACGGATTTACCAGAATCCCTTATTATTTAGCTAAAGAAGAAATCTGGGCGAATTGTGATAAGTGTGATTCACAAGGCGAAATAAAAATCAAAACTCCAGAAGATCTGAGAGAGAAGGGAATGTAATGGCAATAGAAGTAGATAAACAATCACATAATCACCTTGAAAAAGGAGATTATAAACCTTTACCGGAAGAACTTTTTATTGAAGAAAGTTTAATAGATGGTCAAGGCTTATTCGCGGCTAAAGAAATAGCTGCTGAAACTGATTTAGGTATCACTCACTATGAAGTAGAGAAGGATGCAATGAGTCCAAAAATTTTAATTAGGACTCCATTGGGTGGCTTTATTAATCATAGCGATACACCAAATTGTGTGAGAGTAAAATCAAAACCTGATGGAAATATTTTTTCATGGACTTTAAAGACCACTGATAAAATAGAAGCAGGTCAAGAATTGACTCTAAAATATAGCATGTACAGGCCGTAAGTGTTGTGGGTGCAAATAAAAATAGCAAGAGGCAAGCATTTAAAGATTGGACCTATAGAAATACTAAGCGAGGTTTTATTGTGATGAAGATTAGTTCTGTTTTTAAACCGAGTAATCTTAAACTCAGGGAAGGAAGAAATACAAGGTGGGCTCCGAATTGTACTAAAGAAGATATCTATCAAAAATTAATGAATCATATTATCATTATGAAAGAAAGATATCCTGACACTGATGGCTACATATGTCATTACTGTAAATCTCCTTGGACTTTTAAAACAAACTTTACTGAAAGAAAAACAAATAAAATAAGTAAAAGATCTAAGATGGATCCTAGTAAAGATAAAAACTTTTCAATTGATAGATGGGATCCCACCATCACTTATGATATTGAGAACATAAGATTCTGTTGTCTTGGATGTAATAATAGAAAGTCAAGTTCTACTCCTTTGGATTGGAAAAATTTTCAGGAAGCAAAAGATGACCTTGGATAAGAATACAGATTATACTACCTTATTAGAAATGTGGCGTGAAGAAAAAAAGAAACGACAAGAAGCCGAAGGCGAGCTAAGTATTATTAAAGGAATAGGTAATAACTCTCCGGAAATAAAAGCATTAAAAGAAGAAATAGAAAAATTAAAAGCGGACCTCACACGATCAGAAGAGGACCGACAATATGATAACTTGGTTCATAAAAGAGAACTGGCAGATCTATTTAGGGGCAAGTATGACAAAGGAAAATAAATCCCCAGGTACAAAATATGATGGAAAATCAAGGGTTTCCAACGATTTGTATAGAAAAAATTGGGATGAAATTTTTAAAAAAAAAGTAATGGAAGGTGAGGATCCCTTTATGAAAGAACAAAACGAATTAAAAGAATCTTATGAACAATCGTTAAGAAATAAAAAGGAAAGAGATGAAACTAATTAAACATCCTAACACTCTTTTACGAGGACCTAATGAAAAAATAGAATTTCCTTTAAGTGAAGAAAATAAAATTATAATACAAAACATGATTACTCTTATGTATTTAGAAAATGGTATAGGTCTTGCTGCTAACCAGACCGGTTACAACCGACAAATTTTTGTAATGGATGTATCTAATGAAAGAAACCACGCTCAAGTATTTATTAATCCAATTGTATTATCTAAAAATAATAAAAAAGTAAAACATACGGAAGGCTGTTTATCTTGTCCTGGTGAATTAGTTACAGTACAAAGATCTATAACAGTTGATTTAGAATGGACGTGCCGTCATGGAAAACTACAACATAAAACATTTAGTTATCTACCTAGTAAGGTAGTTCAACATGAAATGGATCACTTAAATGGAAAGTTAATTATTGATGAAAAAAAATCTAAAATATAGATATCCCAAATCTGTTCGTGAAGAGGTGGAAGGAAAACGCCATTATGTTTATGGTAAAGATAAATTACCGAGTGTTACAACGATTCTAAGTGCTACCTCACCCAAGGAAAAGGAAGATAGTCTCGCGAGTTGGCGAGCGCGGATCGGTGAAGAAGCGGCAGCGAAGATTACTAAAGAGAGCGCCGAGCGCGGAACGGCGATGCACAAGATTCTAGAAAAATATATTCTTGAAGAAGGTTATTTAGATTTAACTAATGTAGGTAAACAAGCTCACAACATGGCGATCAGAGTAATTGAACAAGGCTTATGTAATGTTCCAGAATTTTATGGAATTGAATGTACTCTTTTTTATCCTGGTCTATACGCAGGCCAAACAGATTTAGTGGCTCTTCATAAAGATGAACCAGCAATAATAGATTTTAAACAAACGAATAAACCAAAACGAAGGGAATGGATTGAAGACTACTGTCTACAATTAGCTGCATATGGAATGGCCCATGACTATATGCACAAAACAACAATTAACAAAGGTGTGATAATGATGTGTTCTAAAGACAATTTTTATCAAGAATTTGTTATTCAAGGGGAACAATATAAACAATACAAATACAAATGGTTAGGAAGGATAAGTCAATACTATGCAAAGAGAACCAATGATGAACGCAAGAATGGACAAGTTGAACAAACTAGCGAATCAAGCGAACAAAACTGATGACGAAGATTTGAAAAGAATCTGGACTAATCAGTGGTATAAATTATGTCGAGAATATGGCAATGAAATAAGGGAGAGAAATGAAAAAGAAAAAAAATAAAGCAGAACCTAAAGCAGAAAAATGGGCAGCAATGAATCCTTGGTTTGGTAAACATAAAGGGCTCACATATCTTGCTTTTGATATTCATGAAGAATTAGTGAACTTAGGAATTAGTCCGCGTTCTAAATTATATTATAATTTAATTGATATGGTTATGTTTCTTTTTATGTCCAAGAATGCCAAACTTAAAAGAAATTATGGCAAAAAAAAGACAGTACGTTTAACTCCAGCACAAGTAGATATAGCAGAAAAATTAGGTGTTCCTTTAAAAGCATACGCCACAGAATTAAGGAGGTGGTGGTGAGAGTAAGAGATTTACAAGAAGTACTAGCTAAGTTTACCAATGGACAAAAGGGTACAATGATATCTGATTGTCATATCTATATAGAATCCATGGATGGATTCTTAGAGGACCTAAGACGTATAGAACTACAAGAAAGTAAAATTGTAGGCTCTATGGAGCCAGCAAGAGTAGTTTTTAAGGCTGATAAAGATCGGATGTTTAAAAATAGATCTGGAACTTGGAGAAGAACTTAAAGAATTCCTAAGGGAATATGGTCAGACCCGGGGCTATTGAAGCTAGCGTGGAGATAGCCCTTGACATTACTCCCATAATATCTTATATTATACTATAAACAAACAAAAGGAAAAATAAATATGAGCACAAGAAGTAATATAGCAATAGAAGACCCAAAGACAAAAAAGGTAAAAGTTATCTATGTCCATAGTGATGGTTATCCTTATGGTGTAGGTGATACTTTGGTTAAACATTACAACACTTATAATAAAGCCAAGCAGCTTTTTAAATATGGAGACGCGTCTTATTTAGCAGATACCATGGAAGAGTGTAGTTTTTATAATCGTGATTGGGGTAGAAAAGAAGGACCCGCAAGATCTTATAGGGATGAGTGGATGTATATGCATAATATGACAGGCGATTTTATGATTGAATATATTTATATATTCAAAGATAATAGATGGCATGTATCAACTTCAAAATATGTTTCTGATAAGATTATAAAAAATTCTTATAATAGTATTAGTTACTGGACGAAGTTTGAGCCAGTCAGCTTGAACAAGGAATATATCAAATACAAAGACAAACATGAAAAACACGCTGAGGTTAAGATGATCGGTCAAATTGGAAAACTCTTGAGTGGTGCTGGCTTTAAAGATGATGATGTTATAATTCAAGGTGGGAAAGTAAATAAAATAAACTAATATGAAATATACATTTACAATTTTAGAAGATGGACAAGCCGAAGAGAAAAAAGAAGGCATGTCTTATAAAAGAATGTTAAAATCTTTAGTGACAGCTAACCCAAAATGGACTGGCTGGATAAAATATATTAACAAAAAGAATAAAGAAATATTACATAGTATTTCAAACGGAAAAAGAATTTCCTAAGTTATACGTTAATGACCAATTAGTAGGCGTCCATGTTATGCTTCGCGCTTTCCTCTGTACGTTAGCAATGACCTGAAAGGGTAGCAACCAACGTTGGCCGGTTACCACTGCGTTCTTTGATCAAGATGGTGGTGCCGCGTATATGATATGTGACATTTATGTCACACTCTTTGTTCCACTATAAGAGAAATTTTGACCCCTTTAATTTTTTTTCAGAGTAAAAAAAAATACCGTGGCACAGTGGCACAAAGCCCTTTTTTGACCTATTAGTGTTGGTATAAGCGAATAGTAGCTGTTCCGCGACGTCCAAATATGGTGGCACAGCTTGGCACAAATGGCGTCTTTATTGAATAGTAGACGATTCTGCCGTGGCACAGTCAAATAAGCATTGGTTTTACTAGCTTTTTCAATTTATGTACTCGGCGTGCGCGACCCTTTTTTGTTTTTATAAAAACTTTTTTGCCTAAAATCTCTCCTTATAGTATAAAACCATATGCCAAAATCTAGGAAGAAGTCTAAGTTTAGACATATTATAATTAAAAAAAAGAAATATTATTTTTATAAAATCACGTGGTCTGATATCACGGGTGATGCCGGCCATGCTACAGTAGAAGAATTTGAAAAGTTTAAACCAAGTACAATGATTACTCAGGCATATGTATTTAAAAAAGATAGAAAAAACTTATGGACTTTTGCTAGTTATGAAGAAGGGGATGAGTTATTTTCTGATAGAAATGTCTATCCTCTTGGGTGTATAATGAAGATGGAGAAAATAAATTTATGATAAAAGATTTAAAAACTAAAGCTGAACACATTTGGTTGATGCATAGAGAGTATATCATCGGCGGTGTTGTTGGTTTTATATTAGGTGCTCTTATATTTTAATGAAATCATTGGTGGCTAGTACAACGCTAGTTGCACTAAAAGATTTAGTGTCTGCTAGGTTAAAAGATTCTTACGTTGAACATCCTGACGATTTAAAATATCATGAAGTTGAACAAGCTATTACCAAAGATGGTTTATTAAACCCAATAAGAGTAGAAAAGAAAACTATGAAAGTTATACAAGGCAATCAACGTTGTTGGTATGCTAAAAAGAATGGCTATACTCATATTTCAGTAACATATATATGAAGTTCTTAACGGCTAATACAGCTGGACCCGGTGTATCTGTCATTAAACTTGATGACATACCCAAGACTCGTAAGACTAAATTACCTGGTTGCAATGAAACTGAAATTTATATAGCATTAGAAAAAGATTTATTAAAAAATGGAATGCAATATCCAATTGAAATTAAAAAAAGTGATGGCACTGTTATCAGAGGTGATCAGCGTTGTCTCTTCGCAAGGAAAAATAAATATACACACATCTCTTACGTTCTAGTAGATGAATAAAAAAAATCCAACACTAACGAGGAATATGCCCAATGTTAAATGGAAACAAATCCCACCACTTAAAGGCCCAGACTCCCAAGGAATCAAAGCCCCAGTTAGTCAACCCAAACCATTACGATTTGGAAAAATACTTACTATTTCCAGGAAGAAAACTTAATTTAGTTTTTTTAAAGTTTGTGGTTTTTCATCTTTCAGTGATGATGCTTCTACTGCTGTACCTTCTATAAGGTCTTTGTGATCTTCTAATATTTTTTTCATCTTATCTTTTATTTCTTGTTCAGATAAGTTATCTACATTGGCAGACAAGATTAACTTTTGATCCACATACAATCCGCCGGCCTTACCTCTCGCTACCTCTGCATTGGTTGCTGCACTCCATGCACCTTTAGCTCTGGCGTCGTCTCTAATTTTTGCAAGCTCAGTAATATGTCTTTCAAATGATATACCGTATTTCTCTTGGACTTCAGCTCTCAACTCTCCTATATACTTAACTACTAATGGAGATATTTTTGGACTTCTTAACTCTGATGCAGCTTGTCTGGGACGTGTTTTATACCCTGCTTGATATGCTGCTTCAGATGCTGACATTCTGCCTTCGTTATATACTAATAACTCTGCAAACTTTATTTGTCTTTCTGTTAATTTGGCTGGTACTCCCATAGATTGACTTATAACGTAATCTGACGTACAAGTCAATTGTGAGAGTAATCATAATATTAATACTATTATCTGGCTGTGCAAAGGACTACGATCTTAATCCTTTTACTACAGTTATGAGACAAATTTATAAGGCACAGTACGATGAAACCAGAGACAAAACTTTGGCAACTATTAAAGAAAAACACACCCAAAATTAGGTGGACTAGACTGGAGTCTTGGAGTTCATTTGGTACTCCAGATCTGTTGGGTTATGCTGATTCTTGTGGTTTTTTTATGGTTGAGCTAAAGATTACAGACAACAAAAAAGTAAGGTTTAGTCCTCACCAAATCCTCTTCCATTCCACTATGACAAACCGTAATTTTATTTTGGTCCAACAAAGCCCGAAGGGCTCTCCTCGGTCCATAAAACTTTATGGAAGCTCATCGATCCTCGGTCTGCTTGAAGACTGCCGAGAAGTCCCAGCTCTGGCTGTGGATGATTGGGACAACATTCAACGCTTGTTGCTTGCGGATCGTTTAGACTGATCGCTTGATCGCTTGCGCTCGCGCGCTTGCCCGCTTGGGCGCTTGATCGCTTGTTCCTTCGCGATTCGCTTGAGCTCTTTGTAGTATTTGGGATGCTTCCACACGTGAGTCACTTCATTAATGCTTGCCGTAACTTACATTGTCAATTGATCGATCCCAACACTGGCGACAGCTGCCACATTGGCCGCCCTGGTTAGGAGCCGGACAGGACGCCTGGCCCTGCCCGCTTGTCACGGTAGAAGTCCACGGCCAGAATTTCACTGGCCCTTGGTCTACCATGTGAGAAGACATTCTAATGATTAAATTTTCTGGAACCTCTTCAGGCTTCACCTGCTGTAAGATCGACGCCTCTCGCGTTGGCATCCAGTGCTGCGTCTCTGGTGTTAATTCGCAAACTTTAAAAATTTTCTTTAAATGATCTAGATCCTGTATGTCTCCGGCGTCATGCCATCTAAAAAATTTCTGTCTTATAATCTGCGCAACCATAGCCGCGACCCAGCGTTGATCCTTCAGGCTGTCGAGTCTTACATATTGCGCAGCTTTAATAGCTTTGTATCTTGTGTAGTTACCCTTCAGGGCGTAACAGCTGGCACAGACAGAGCCTGGAACCTTCCGCAGCTTCGAGCCTGTTTTGCATTCCCAGGCCGGCAGGCTGTAACTCAGGCCTGGCATCTTACTTGTCCGGGTTAATGATCCTGTAATTTGTTTTGCTTCTTTTATTTTCATAACTTCTCACTCCTTTTAATACTCTTATATAATCCCATACATTTAAATGTCAAGAATTTAATTTGCTTGACAGCTTGGGCCCCTCATGTTACCGGGCGGGCCCACCCAGCTCGAGCGCTTGATCGCTTGCTCTCTTTTAATTTTTTTTACTTTAGAATCATTCTAAACTGGATCAGGTGACAGTATACGCATAAAGCGGCCAGTCATCTGATCCCAGATCCTATATGCATTTTACTTTATCGATCGACACATAGGATCAGGGATCAGCAGTCAGTGCCCTATCGCCGTTCGAGATATCTCAACGCGATGAAATACCAGCGATTCACTTCCTGCTACTGATCCCAGATCCATTGCAGAGTTTTCTCTCTGGTTTATCAATGGATCAGGGATCAGTTCTGGTGGTGGACGTCTAAGACTTATTATAAGTGAGCCTACCACAACCAGAAGTTGTCCCCATTTATTAACTATTTCTAGTTATAAATTCTTCAGTGAGTTTTTCTGCTTCCTCCTCAATCTCACTTTCCATTTTAGAATAATATGGAGAGCCCTTATCAGGCCCCCAACTTATTATTCCTTGAAAATATTTATTATATAAGTCATCTAAAATATTTTCATATGTTGTTTCTTTAATATATTTTAAATCCATTACGCCACCTCCTCTGTTAAGATTAAAGCTGGATTTTCTTGTGCTGGAACAATAAAGAACATTATATTGTCATTGTCCTCTAATAGACTTAAAGCAGACAGATACTGATTTGCCTCTTTAACTGTATTAGCATATTTCTCAACTCTATACTCGGGTTTCATATTTGAATTTTTAATATGAAATTTTCTTATTATTAAGTATATCATTTTTCACTCCTTTGTTTATATAGTTACATTAACAGATATTCCCATAGTAGTAAAGAGCCAAAATGTCGCAGGCAATATTCCTGTTTACGGGCGGGCCCACCCCAGAAGAAAAAAAAAATAAAAAAAGATTTGACTTATATTTTTATTTAATATATATTCCCATATATGTTAAAACAAACAAAAGGAGTGAAATGAGTAAAATAAGAATGAATACCGAATTTAGAAATAAGATTTTAAATCGGTATGTTGAAAGTGCAGAAGATGAAAACACGCAAGAACGAGAGGCATTTTTTCAAGCAAGAGAAGATGTGGACAAGGCATACTTGGTTGCGTTTCCGCTTGCACAACAAGTTGTTTCAAGGTCTTACCCACAAGAAGATGTTGACCTATGTAAATCTCTTAAAAGAAAATATGGGGAACCTTTAGACGTTGTTGCAAAAGATAAATGTTTTTATTTCTCTTATGCTAAAGAAAACCTAGAAGAAGATGAAGATGAAAGGGACAGAAATGTATCTGAACATTTTGACTTTGGTCTTTATGGAGATATATCTGATAACAATTATGGTAATAATAATGAGGCAAAGAAATTTGCTTATGCTTATTGTCGTGAGGGATTAAAAGCTAATGACTTAAATCCAGATATTCTTGCACAACAAAATGGCAAAGATGATAACCCACACAAAACTAAACACATTGACTTAAATGATAAGTTTTTAGGTTATAGTGGTTATTCTTCTTATAATTCTGATGATGATAATAATACTAAAGCAGTTAAAGATTTTGATAGTAAATATTATTTAGATATTATTGGAACTAGCCATTGTCGTTCAAGAACTATTGCTTGTACTAAAGACGAGTTTCAAGTTTTTAAAATGTTGAAACAAGCAAAAGCAAACGTCATTACTTGCCACCAAAAATGGATTGATAGCATTGAAAAACAAAAACAAGCTATGAAAACTGGCTTAAAGGCATACAGATATTTAAGCGAGGGTGTTGAGTTGATGAAAGAGTTGGGAGTTGAACTTGATGAGGCAGAACTTGTCAGATGTAATTCAACAGGCTTAACAATCTACAATCCTCAAAATCTTGCTAGTATGATTAAAGGTATGAAAAATACTACTATGACAAGAGAGCAAAAGATTGCGATTAGAAAGGAATACGAGGCAAAACAACAAGAAGAATATGCCTATAAAGATATAAATTAACTATTGACTTATGGGATAATCTATATTAGATTATCCCATAATAAACAAAGGAGTGAGAATGAAACTAGATGATACGTTAAATGTTGGTACAAAGTTTATAATTACTTATAGACCTTTTACTCATAATGGCGAAGAACGAAAAAAGCTAAAAGACGGAAAGCGAACTAGACAGATAACTAGAAAGGCACAATGGACCGATAAGTGCAGAATAGTAAGGGACAAGGTATCTGATAAAATTAGATATATGACTTACTATGACTTAAATCAAAATGGTTATCGTTGCGCGACTGGGCAAATCTGGATAACTGCCGGAGTACAATAATGAAATATTGTCAAGGTCCTTTGTGTCATACTTACGACACAAAGGATAGGAAACGTGGACCAAAAGGAAACAAAGTAAATCAAACTAGAAGAAGAAGTAGTTTTTATTATTTAAGTGGGAACGCGTGTAATACTCAATGCGAGCGCGACTGGTTTGAAAAATTTGGGGAACGCGCTTTGGATTACTTTGGCAGAATAAATAAACCAATAGTATTGACCGAGAATAATGCTTGGTCCAAACGACATAGGTGGAGTTGGAACAGGGGCGATAATCAAGCAGAACACTTTATTTATAATATGGTTACAGGCGAAGAAAGGGATATAACTGAACAACAATATAATGATAATAATTATACATTAAACACTTGACATAGTTTAAATGATTTGTTAGATTATCCCATAACAAAGGAGTGATATGAACGAAGTATATACAGACCACAAAAACAGAAAGTTTATTCAGTATAAAGATAAGATATACCGAATACCAAAACCATTTGATCAATGTTTCTTTGGCGCAGAACCGACAAAGGTTATGACGATTGGCAATAGGTTTAATGATGAGAGCGGAGCGGGACAATATGCAAAGCTACCCGCATTTGCAGTAGCTATCTATGATACTATCATAGGCGCAGAACAAACCGAGGATTATAAACTAATGCAGAAAGGATTGGATTGGTTTAGTCGCAACTTCACTAAAGAATATATGATCTTATTAGATTAAATCCACACAACATATAGGGTATGGGATAATCCCATACCCTATGCAAAAACTGCATAGCGCAGTATATTCCTGTTAACGGGCGGGCCCACCCCAGAGGGGTCCCTAGCGATTTCAACTTAGCCTTGTGAACCGAGGGCCCACCCTCCCTTTTTGAATAGGGGTCCCAAAACTTTTACCTTTAGGGTTGGATTTAGACATAGACATGCTATAAAATCAAAATGAGAACAAGAAAGGTGTCTAAAAATATTACAAAAAATTTTATGCAAAAAGAAATTGAAAAATTTAATAAAGATTCAAATTTCTTAAAACAAGAATTAGAAATTATAGGGAAGTTACATGATGCGGTAGCAAGAGCTGCTGACGATTGGTATGATTTAGAACAAAAAAGAGACGGTTCATATGATCCATATTCCTTTTATGCAGTAATGCTTGATATAGTATATACTCAAGCTATGAAGGAAAATCTCGACGAAACTGAAAAAAATGTTACTCCAGATTTTTATAATAGAATGGATTATCTGTTTAAAAGTATATCTTTTGGTAAAAATCCCTATTGGAAAAGTAAAAATCTAAAAGAATGTGATGGATGAAGAACAGATAAGTAGGCTCCCGCCTGATGTGAGAAAAGAATTCCTTAAATTAGGAATGAAGCTTGATGAAAAAACCAAGCAGCACAAGGTGCATAATGATTTTCTTTCTTTTGTAAAACACGTATGGCCCGAATTTATTGAGGGGCCCCATCATAAAAAAATTTCTGACAAATTTAATAAGCTTGCAAATGGTAAAATTAAAAGATTAATTATTAATATGCCGCCAAGGCATACTAAATCAGAATTTGCGTCTTATCTTTTACCCTCTTGGATGGTAGGACGTAAACCTGATCTTAAAATTATACAAACAACTCACACAACTGAACTCGCGATCCGCTTCGGACGTAAAGCTAAGAACTTAATTGATACCCCGGAGTACCAACAAGTTTTTAAAACAAGATTAAAAGAAGATTCGCAAGCCGCGGGCAAATGGGAGACAGAACAAGGTGGTGAATATTATGCAGCGGGTGTTGGTTCAGCAATTACGGGTCGTGGAGCGGATTTGTTGATCATTGATGACCCACATTCTGAGCAAGACGCATTAAATATGCCAGCAATGGAACGAGCTTATGAGTGGTATACATCAGGACCACGACAAAGGCTTCAACCAGGTGGATCCATTGTTTTAGTTATGACTCGGTGGAACATGAAAGATTTAACTGGAGCATTATTAAGATCTCAAAAAGAATTAAAATCAGATCAGTGGGAAATAATAGAATTCCCCGCGATTCTCCCTTCAGGAAAACCTGTTTGGCCAGAGTATTGGAAGTTAGAAGAGCTAGAATCAGTTAAGGCATCACTTTCTATCGGAAAGTGGAACGCGCAATGGATGCAAAATCCAACAGCGGAAGAAGGATCGTTGATTAAGAGGGAATGGTGGCGAAAATGGGACCGTGATTACATTCCAACTCTAAAACATGTTATTCAAAGCTATGATACAGCTTATTTAAAAAAAGAATCAGCCGATTACTCGGCTATTACGACTTGGGGCGTATTTTATGAATCCGATGACGCCGCTCCGAACTTAATTCTTCTTGATGCCATGAAAGAACGCTTAGAATTTCCAGAACTTAGAAAAGTTGCTAAAGAACAGTATGATTATTGGAAACCCGAAACGGTTATTATTGAATCTAAAGCTTCAGGACTTCCTTTAACATATGAGTTGCGGAAAATGGGGATTCCTGTTATAAATTACACACCTAGCAAAGGTAATGATAAACATGCTAGAGTAAACGCTGTTTCGCCGCTGTTTGAAAGTGGCCAAATTTGGGCGCCGGATGAAAAATTCGCAGAAGAGGTTATAGAAGAGTGTGCATCATTTCCTTATGGAGATCATGATGACTTGGTGGACAGTATGACACAAGCGGTAATGAGATTCCGTCAGGGTGGGTTTATACAACACCCAGAAGATGAAAAAGACGAAGTTTTAATACCACATAACAGGACTTATTATTAATGGCCAAAGATTACGACTGGACAAAAGCGAATTGGTGGGATTACCCAGAAGACGACGATGTCGAAGTTAAAGAAATAGAAGTGGACGTATCCGATTTAATGTTACCAAAAGAATATGCTTACGGTGGAGGTGTTGGAACTTTATTTGAACCAACTCCAACTTACCATCAGTATCATGACCTAACAGCACCTATTACTTACGGAACTTTGATGGATCAAAGACGTGGATTTAAATTAGGTGGAGGTGAAATAGAAGAAGAAACTTTTGGTTTACAAAATATAATTGGAGCAAATATACCCACAGGCAATACTTTAGTTGCTGATGCTATGACTACTCCTACAGAAGGAAATATGGGTTTAAATCTTATAGATTATGATACACTTAAACAAGGTGGTTATAATGACAGTCAAATTCAAGAAGCTATCGATGGGGGATATGCTCCTGAAATAATAAATTTAATGAAACCCACTGCAAAAAAATCTTTGGATAAAGCTCCTTGGAATCAAGGTAGTGGAACAATGACAAGTGGTGTTGTAGAAGGTATCACTAATTCAGATATGATTCTTCCACAAAGAAAACCTAGAGGTTCTATGTATGATGACGCCACAGTATTTGAAGATTTAGTAAGTGGTACAGATATTCCTCAAAATATGTACAATCAAGCAGCAGTGGAAGGTTATGAAGATTTAATTATGAATCCTGAAAATAATCCTAATGCTCTTAATTGGCAAAGAATACAAAACGATATTATGAACCAAGAAGAAAATTTTATTCCAGGTTATAATTTTATAGATGCACCTAATAAAACATCTAATTTAAAAGAATTATATCAAAACAGAAAATATTTAAATAATCCTTATACAGGATTTATAGACAATACAATTTTATCAAAAGGTAACCCCGATGCAAGTTTAGTTAATAGAACTAAAAGCAAATTAGGTGATTTCTTTACTGGTGCTAAAGAAGGTATTACAAGTTTAGGTGGTAAGGTTAAAAAAGGAGGTCAACTGGTATTGGGTCCATTATCATACATAGCTAGTATGAGAAACCCATTAAATCCTAAAGCTTCAAATTATAACCCGGCACTTCAAGGTCAAGTAGACTTTTTAAAAGATCAAGGTATTTATGGAGTAATGGATCAAACGGGATTAAATAAAATTACAGGTGGAAGACTTAAAGGTAAAGCTTTAGTTTCATTGGCTGGAACTAATGATATCTTTGGTATGTATGAAAAAGATTTAGAAAAATTAGAAAAAACTTTAGGTAAACTTCCTAAGCAATGGTCTAAATTGAAAAAAAGCAATCCCGCAAAATATAAAGAAAAATATGATGCTCTTGTAGATAAGATTAATCAAAATAAAAAAGAACAAGAATGGCTTAAAACTAATAATATTAAAACAGGAACTTTCCCTAATAAAACAACTAAAGATGGTGATGGTGGAAAAGGTTCTTGGGGTGGTCATGGTTCAGTAGAAGCTTATGATAAATCTCAGAAAGCTACTTATGACAGAGCTGTAGATCGTCATCGAGGAACTAGTAAATCTTCCAACACTAGTAGTAGTAGCAGTAGTGGTGGTTGGGGACCTTGGGCTAAAGACGGCGGAATAATTAACATCATTCGCTAGGAGGGGATAATGGCGATTTCACCAACTTTAGATAAAAAAATTTTATCTTATTTAAAATCATTACCTAAAAATTCTATTATAAGTAAAAAAGCATTAGCAAAAAACTTTAATATTAGCCAAGATGCTTTAAATACTAGAATCAATCAAGTTAATAAAAACTTTGGTTTAAATATACAAGGGTCCGGAATAGGTGGTAGTTTAGTGGACGCTTCTACTCTTTCAAAAAAAGAACAAAATATTTTTAAAAACAATTATAAAGCTAAAACCATATCTCAAATGGCAACCGAAATAACAGGGTTACCTTATGATAATAAAATTACAAAAGCTAAATCAGCTCAACTTTACAGATATTATTTAACTCAAAGTAAACTAGGAAATATTTTAAAAGGGGATATGAAAATGGGAACCCGACCTAAAGGTTCTACTCCCACTGATCTTAAAGGATTTGGAGGATACAGAAAAGCACAGGAAGACTTAATAAAACTTGATCCTAAAACTTATGGAAACTTAACTCCTGCTCAAGTAGATTCTAGATTAAAAAAAGCTCTTAATTTTTCGACGGTAAGGGGAGCATTTAATGTTCCTAAATCTTTAACTCCAAGTTTTGAACATTTTCAAGGAATTGTTCCTGGAACAATTTCTCAAGATCCTAATGCTTTAAGAAAAGTTGGTATAACAACTCAAGATTTTAATTTTAATGTTTTAGGGGCTAAAGCTCAAAATAATATTTATAAAACAATTAAAAATAATTTAAGAACTGCTAAAGAATTTTTAAAAGCAGGTAATAAAAAAGAAGCCAAAAAATCTTTAGATGTAGTAAATGAAATTTATGGGGATATTGCTAAAAAAGTAAAATACATAGATAGAAAAAAATTACCTTTTTATAATTTAAAAGGAAATAACTTAAAAGAAGTTAATTTAAAAGCTCTTAAGCTTAATGATGTAAGTAAGTTAGATGATGTTGTTAGCGATTATGTAAGATTTGTAGCTACTGGACCTAGTGAAGATATTAAAAAAATAGATCAACCTAATTTAAAAAAAGCAGTTAAGTTAGTTCAAAAAGGAGACGAAAGTAATTTTAAAAAATTAGTTTCTTCTCGAATTCCTTCTATTTTAAAAGGAGGAAAATTTGCTATACCAGGGGCAATAATTGGTGGTGCTATGGCAAGTGGTATGGGTGGTGAAGCAGAAGCAGCTATAACTTATAATCCAACTATTGGTGCTTTAGTTAAAACAGGAAGTGATGACATTGCAACTCAATCAAATGTTTTAGAATGGGCAGCAAAAAATCCTGAAGCTTCAATGGCTGGAACTGCAACAGCAGCACTAGGAATGACAAAACCAGGTTCAGCAGTATTAAAAGGATTATTAAAAACTTTAGCCGCACCGGCGATTGGTGGTGCTTATGCAGCGTTAGATGTAAAAGAAAATTTAGATGAAGGTGAAAGTTTACCAGAAGCATTAGCCGATAAATCTGCAGGTTTAAGTTTGATGGGATCTAGAGCTTTAATGGGTGGTCAAGGCCTAGGTGCATTATTAGGGGGAGCAAAAATTGCAAGATCACTTACTCCAATCGGAGCAGCTATGACAGGAGCCGGTGTCGCAAAAGATTATTATGACTGGGCTTCAGAAGAAATCGAGAGATTAGAAGGAATGACTGATTATGAAAGACAAGTTTATAATGATAGTTTAATGGATGAGACGAACATTGACTTTTAAAAAGACAACTGATAAACCAGTTTCAGGTGTTGAAACAAGCGCAAATAGAGGATAGAATAATCAAATGGCCAAAATAGATAAAGCATTACCAAATACAAAGACAGAAATTGAGATTCCTGGAGAAGAAGAGATCGTACAGGCTCAAGAAGATATTATTGAAGAAAGTAAAGGTGGCGAAACTGAAATTGAGATTGAGGAAGATGGGGGCGCTACAGTTAACTTTAATCCTCAAGATGTTAATCCAGAAGGTGGAGAAGATCACTTTGAAAATTTAGCAGAATTTTTAGACGATAAAGTCTTAGATCCATTAGCTTCAGACTTAATGGATAAGTACAAAGACTACAAACAATCTAGACAAGAATGGGTTGAAAGTTACAGAGAAGGTTTAAACCTTTTAGGATTTAAATACGTTTCAAGAACAGAACCATTTAGAGGCGCAGCAAGTGTGACTCACCCGGTTTTAGCTGAAGCTGTAACTCAGTTTCAAGCTCAAGCTTACAAAGAATTATTACCTGCAGAAGGTCCGGTTAGAACTCAAATTTTAGGAGATGTTAATGTTCCTAAAGAAGAACAATCTAAACGTGTTAAAGATTTTATGAATTGGCAAATTATGGATCAGATGAAAGAATATGAACCAGAATTTGATCAAATGCTTTTCTATCTACCCCTTAGCGGCTCAACTTTTAAGAAAGTTTATTATGACGATCTTTTAGGAAGAGCCGTTTCCAAATTTATACCGGCTGAAGATTTAGTCGTTCCGTACTCTGCTACCTCATTAGAAGATGCGGAAGCTGTAATCCACGTTCTACGTATTTCTCAAAACGATTTACGTAAACAACAAATCAATGGCTTTTATAGAGACATTGATTTGGGAGAACCGCCAGTACAACAAGATCAATTAAAAGAAAAAGAATTAGAATTAGAAGGTATTAGACAAACTGGTACTGAAGATATGTACACAGTTTTAGAAATGCATGTCAATGTAGATTTAGAAGGTCATGAAGAAGTTGATCCAGAAGATGGAGAACCAACTGGAGTTAAATTACCTTACATAATTACAATTGATGAAGCTAATAATAAAATTTTATCTATTAGAAGAAATTATGCTCAACAAGATCCTCTTAAAAAGAAAAAAGATTATTTTGTTCACTTTAAATTTTTACCAGGTCTTGGTTTTTATGGTTTAGGTTTAATTCACATGATTGGTGGATTAAGTAGAACTGCAACTGTTGCTTTAAGACAATTATTAGATGCAGGAACTTTAGCAAACTTACCAGCTGGTTTTAAAACTAGAGGTGTAAGAATGCGTGATGATGCACAGCCATTACAGCCTGGAGAATTTAGAGATGTGGATGTTCCTGGTGGAAATATTAGAGATCAGTTTATGCAACTTCCATTTAAAGGACCTGATGCAACCTTATTACAATTAATGGGTATTGTTGTTCAAGGTGCTCAAAGATTTGCATCTATTGCTGATGCACAAGTTGGAGATATGAATCAACAAGCTGCAGTTGGAACAACTGTAGCATTACTTGAGAGAGGTTCAAGAGTAATGTCAGCGATCCACAAAAGACTTTACGTTGGTCTAAAGTGTGAATTTAAATTATTAGCTGAAGTTTTTAAAACTTATTTACCTCCGGTTTATCCATATGATGTACCTGGAGCAAGCAGAGAAGTTAAAGTACAAGATTTTGATGACAGAATAGATATTTTACCAGTAGCAGATCCAAATATTTATTCTCAAACACAAAGAATTTCGATGGCGCAAGCACAATTACAATTAGCGCAATCAAATCCAAGAATGCATAATTTATATCAAGCATATAGATCTATGTATGACGCAATTGGAGTTAAAAATGTAAATGCAATTTTACCTCCACCACAACCACCCCAACCAATGGATCCAAGTTTAGAAAATTTGTTATCAATTAGTGGAAAACCATTTCAAGCTTTCCCTGGTCAAGATCATAAAGCACATATTGACGCCCATTTAGCGTTTATGTCTATCTCAATGGTACAAAATAATCCGGCAGCAATGATGGCTTTACAAAAAAACATACTTGAACACATTTCTTTAATGGCTCAAGAACAAATTCAATTAGAATTTGTAAACGAATTAAAAGAAATACAGATGATTCAACAACAAATTGGACCAATGATGCAAAATCCACAGATGATGCAACAAAATCCTGCTGCTATGCAAGCAGGTCAACGTATACAACAGATTACAAATGCAATAGAATCTAGAAAAGCTAAGTTAATTGCGGAAATGATGTTGGATTATGCGAAAGAAGAAGACAAAATTAGTAGTGAAGTAGGTGGTGATCCATTATTAAAACTAAAATCAAGAGAATTAGACCTTAAAGCTAGAGCTGATCAAGACAAAAACGCTAATAATGAAGCAAGACTTGATTTAGACACTATGAGAGCTATGATGAATGACCAACAACACGATGAAAAGCTAGAACAGAACGAAGAATTGGCAGCTTTACGTGCAGGAGTATCTATTGCCAAGCAAGAAATGGCAGATCAAAGTAAGAGACACGATTTCGGTAGAAATTTTAAAAAAAATTAGATATAATTAACAATAAGGAGAAAACTATGAGCAAAGATTGGCAAAGAGGTTCAACTTTCATGAACAAAGACCCAAAAATTACAAAAGAATTGGGTGTTGGTTCAGATGGTTATCAAACAGGTAAAAAATCTGTTGCGATGACTGACCCTAACGAAACTCAAACAGTAACTGTTAGAGGGACGAAGGCAATGAGAGCTGACAAAAAACCAGTTAAAGCTAAATGGTACTAAAACCATGTGGTTAAGTGCAATTAAGCTAGCGGTATCTGCAGGAAGTAAAATTTATGCCAATCGTCAAAAGACGAAGATGGCAATGTCGGATGCACAATTGATGCATGCCGAGCGACAAGCGCGTGGTGAGGAAGCTTACCAAGGCAAACTTTTAGAAGCCCGTCAAAACGACTACAAAGACGAGGTGGTCCTCGCGATTCTCACGTTGCCCATTTTGGTGCTCGCATATGGGGTCTGGTCGGACGATCCGGCAGCTATGGAAAAGATAAAAATGTTTTTTGACCACTTCCAGGCACTGCCGACATGGTTTACAAATTTATGGATCCTTGTATGTGCGTCAATTTTTGGTATAAAGGGTACACAGATTTTCAGAAATGGAAAAAAATAAACGGAGAAAAATATGAGAAAAAATGGAGTAAGAAACGGGTACAGATTTCCATACGGAAGTGATGGAATGAAGAAAGGAGGAAGTGTGAAGAAACAAGGCTATAAAGATAGAAAAGATGAATCTATTGCTATGAGAATCAGAAAGAAAAGAACTAAGAAACAACTTAGAGCTTCTGCTGATGAGTCTTATGGAAAATGGGGTTCTAAAATGAAGAAAAAAGGAAAGATAAATAGGTAATAAATATGAACAGAGGTAGAAAAAACTTACTAGAAGAACTAGGTAGAGTTGAAGCGGAATCTTCTAACAGAAATAGAAGAGACGAGATTGGTAGAATCCATGGTGAACTTAACAAAGGCTACAAAAAAGGTGGTCATGTTAAATCTATGGGTAAAGCTAAAAGAGGTGGCGGAATCGCAATTAGATAATGCCACAATTTTTTAATTCTACATCACCTACACCTTGGAAAACTGCTAGACGTGAATACAGAGGCGGTGGAGTTGTCAAAGATGGCAAAGGTATGGGTGTTGCTTTAAAAGCTGGTGGGTCAACAGATAAAAAATGGATCCAAAAAGCAAATATTAAAAAAGGTGCTTTAAGATCTCAAATGGGAATTAAAAAAGGTAAAAAAATTCCTGTGTCTAAATTAAAGGCTGCTGCTAAAAAAGGTGGCAAATTAGGTCGAAGAGCAAACCTAGCTTTAACTTTTAGAAAAATGAGAAAAAAATAATGAACAAACTAAAGGCCCTATACTATAAACTTGTTGATAAAATCTTTGGTAAAAGATGTGGATGTGGTGATGTCAAACAAGTTAAAATTCACGAAGGACAAAAAACTCGTGTAGGGACTGTTTGTATTACATGCGGAAAAGAAGTTTTAGCATAAATTTAGGTAGAGGAGAGAATGCCGTTTAAATCCGAGAAACAAAGACGTTATCTTTGGAAAAATAATCCTAAACTTGCAAGAGAATGGGAAGAAAGATATGGCAGTAAAACAAAAAAGAAAAAAAGGAAGAAGAGGAAAAAATAATGGATGATCCATTAATCATAATAAGTAAAACACAAAAAAGTCTACAAGGAAGATTACAACAAATTGGAGACGCTATCTTAACCGGTGGGGTTGACAATATGGAGAAATATAAGTATCTAGTAGGACAGGCACATGCCATACAATTAACATTACAGGATATCTCTAACCTGCTAAACGATAAGGAGCAAAAAGATGAGTCAGGAACAGTCGTCGACATTGGACGAAAAACCAAAAACGGACAAGGAAAGTCCAAAAATTAAACTAGCCTTAGAAGAAAAATATCAAGAAGAAAAAGAAAACGAAGCGGAACCTTTAAGCCCAGATAATTTAGGTTCTAATTCTATTGAAGAATTACCCGAACCAGCCGGTTACAGAATTTTAGTTCTACCTTTTACACCAAAAAATAAAAGTAAAGGTGGAATATTATTTTCCCAAGAAACTTTAGACAAAGCCAGAATATCTACCACTTGTGGATATGTTTTAAAGTTGGGAGATTTAGCATACAAGGACACTGAAAAATTTGTTGAGCCTTGGTGTAAACAAGGAGATTGGATTATCTTTGCTCGTTATGCGGGTTCAAGATTACCGATAGAAGGCGGTGAGGTGAGAATACTAAACGATGATGAAGTTTTAGGAACTGTAAAAGATCCTGAATCACTTCTTCATTTAATATAAACATAGGAAGGAACTATGCCAGAAGATAAAAAAAACGAAGACTTAATTGACGTTGGTGAAACAACAGGAGCCGAAGTTAATTTTGATGATAAAGGTGAACCGGTAAAACAAGAGGAAGTCAAGGAAGAGATCGAAGTTGAAAAAGTTGAAGCCCCTGCGGATAAGACTTATGAAAACGAAAGAGAAACTAAACTTGAAAAAAAAGTTGAACCTAAAAAAGAAGAAGAGAAAGACGAGTTAAAAGAATATAGTGAAGGAGTTCAAAAAAGAATTGCTAAACTAACTCGTAAAATGAGAGAAGCAGAAAGACAGCGAGAAGAAGCTGTTACTTATGCTCAATCTATAAAACAACAAAAAGATCAAGCAGAAAATAGATTATCTAGATTAGATAAAAACTATGTTAGTGAATTTGATAACAGAGTTAAGACAAGTATGGCAGCAGCTAAACTTGCTCTTAAAAATGCAATTGAATCACAAGACGTTGAAGCACAAATAGCAGCACAAGAACAGTTAGCGAATTTAACTGTAGAAGCAGCTAGAGTTAATGCTTTAAAAGCTGTTGGAGAACAAGAAACTTCTAAAGAAAAAGAAGTTAATATTACTCCTCAACAGCATATGCAACGTCCTACACCACAAACGGACCCTAAAGCTGAAGGATGGGCTATAAAGAATCCGTGGTTTGGTAATGACACTGCAATGACCTATACAGCTTTTGAAATACATAAAAAGCTTGTAGAAGAAGAAGGTTATGATCCTAAATCAGACGAATATTATGATGAAGTTGACTCAAGAATAAGGGTTGAATTCCCCCATAAATTTGATAAGATAGAAGGTCAAACTACAGAAAGAACAAAACCTGTTCAAAATGTAGCCTCAGCTAAACGTTCTAGCTCAACAGGACGCAAAAAAACTGTGAGACTCTCGCCATCACAGGTAGCAATTGCTAAAAGAATTGGCGTGCCACTCGAAGAGTATGCGAAACAACTAAATATCACGGAAGGAGCATAAGCATATGGAAAATGAAAAAATGAAAACTTCTCGTGCGAGTCAAACTAGAGCTAAAGCAGCTAAAAAAGTAGTATGGACTCCACCCTCATCACTTGATGCACCACCTGCGCCAGCCGGTTATAGGCATAGATGGATAAGAGTTGAAGTTCTCGGATTTGATGACACTAAAAACGTTTCAGGAAAATTACGAGAAGGATGGGAATTAGTCAGAGGTGACGAATACCCAGGTCAAGATTATCCAGTTATGAAAGAAGGCAAATACGCAGGCGTCATTGGAGTAGGAGGCCTTGTGCTGGCAAGGATAGCCGAAGAAATCGCGCAAGCTCGGGAAGCTTATTTTGCGAAAGCAACTAAAGACCGAGACGAAGCCATTAACAACGATCTTCTTAAGGAACAGCACCCAAGTATGCCGATCAATAGTGAAAGGCAAACTCGTGTAACTTTTGGTGGTACAAAGAAAAACTAAATTTATTTAGTAATTCCTACCCAACAAAATAACTTAACCGTACTGGAGGCCCTTTGCGGGGCAGGTACATATAGGAGAAAACAACTATGGCAAACACAAGCACAACTGGTTATGGTTTTAGATCTGTAATGGCAATTGGAAGTACTCCAGCCACTCAAGGTCAAGCTGAGTACCAGTTATATGATGCTGGCGGCGGAGCGTTTAACAAATTTTGGAAAAACGATCCGGTTTCATTAAATGATGGAACTTCAGTTGCAGCGGAGCAAGGCTTTTTACAAAGTGCAGCTTATGCAACAACTGATGACAGCAGAGCAGGTGGAAATTCTTACAATTCAGCAGGAACTTCACCTAAATTAGTGGGTGTATTCAATGGAGCTTTTTATGTAGATGCGTCTACATCTAAGCCTACATGGGTAAACGCACTTAACTCAGGAACCGATTTCGGTACTGATTACAACACAGGATCAAGCAACGGTATAGCTTTTGTTATTGATAATCCTAACCAGGAATATCAATGCAGAACAGGAGCAGTAGCAACTACAACTACACTTACTCAAGCTGATTTTGGTAATAGATACAACTGTAGTAACCAAGGAAGTACTGGTACAGGCGGTCAATCTGACGTTAGATTAGATGTAGATACAGCAGATGCTGCTGGAAATATGTTTAGTCTTGTTAGATCAGCTAATGAGCCTAATCAAACTGACATGACTGACGTCAATGGTGGCGTCGACGTGATAGTTGCGATTAATCCAGCTTCTAACTTGTACAAGTAATAGAATAAGGAGATAAACAACTATGGCAATATCACGAGCACAGCTAGTCAAAGAACTAGAACCAGGTTTGAATGCTTTATTCGGACTTGAATACAAAAACTACGCAGACGAAGCAGCGGAAATTTTCGATACAGAATCATCAGACAGAGCTTTTGAAGAAGAAGTAATGTTATCTGGATTTGGAAATGCAGCTGTTAAACCTGAAGGTCAAGGCGTATCATTTGATGATGCACAAGAGACTTTCACTGCTAGATACACTAACGAAACGATTGCATTAGCATTCGCGATTACAGAAGAAGCTATCGAAGATAACTTGTATGACAGACTTGCGTCTAGATATACAAAAGCGTTAGCAAGATCTATGGCGAACACTAAGCAGATCAAAGGCGCAGCAGTATTGAACAATGGTTTCAATGCAACATATGCAGGCGGAGACGGAGTAGCATTATTTTCTACTGCGCACCCTACATTAGCTGGAACTTTTTCAAATACGTTAGCGACTGCAGCAGATCTTAACGAGACTTCATTAGAACAATCGTTAATTGACATTGCAGCGTTCACTGATGAAAGAGGACTAAAAATTGCAGCTAGAGGAACAAAATTAGTAATTCCTTCTAACTTACAATTTACTGCTGACAGACTGTTAAATACTCAAGGTAGAGTAGGCACAGCTGACAATGATATCAACGCGATCAAAAATATGGGAATGATTCCACAAGGTTATACTGTGAACCATTACCTAACTGACACTGATGCGTTTTTCATTAAAACAGATGTACCAAATGGTCTTAAGCATTTCATGAGAACACCTATCAAGACGACTATGGAAGGTGACTTTGATACTGGCAACGTTAGATACAAAGCTAGAGAGAGATACGTTTTCGGATTCTCTGATCCTAGAGGTGTATTTGGCTCACCAGGAGCGTAATAAATAATTAATTAGGGGCCGAACACAATTCGGCCCCTTTTTTATGAAAAGGTAAGAGAATGAGAAAATTCCTAGTACAAATCAATGCATATCAATATCATGCCAAATTTGAAGTTATGGCAGATGATAACGTTGAATCTATTGAAAATTCAATAGTTGACAAACTGGGAGAAAAAGGTGTAAAATGGGAATATCTTGGAGAAATGATGGATCCCAAGATAAAACGAATAACCTATGAGGAGGTTGTTGATGGTACACGACCTGTACAAACAAAAACGGTCCTTGGAGTTGAAGTGGCAGTTGGAGTATGAGCAAGAAGGCAAATATACTCTAGACATGGTCAGAATTGATAACGCTATTAGAGATGTTATTACTGAGATTAAACTCGAAGAATCGAAAATTGCAGATAGACAAAATGCAATTGATAGTGCGGCAGCACAAGTTTCTGTAGCTACTTAAAAGTTACAGCGCTAAAATCGTACTTTTATCCTAAGGATCTCTTGCACTCTACTAAAATCTCATATATAATTTAATCACTATACAATTTTTAATTGTTGAATGTAGACGCGTATAGTCGACGGCCTAGAGACTACGTTCACACTAACTAGGAAAAGGAGAAAAATTATGGCAAAAACAAACTTTTCTGGTCCGATAACTTCGGGTAATATCAGAAATACAACAGGAACAACAGTAAGTACTAATGTAAGAAACGTTGGCTTTACAGAAGTAAGTCAGACGTTTCCAGTTGATTACTCTATGTTTACTTTTGATGACGATTCATTAGTAACAACAGCTGGTGGTGGAGCAGCAGGAACTACAGCAGGAACACTTACTCAAGTTCAAAACTATGTAATGCCGAATTCATACGGCGGAGTTTATGGTGCAGCACTTGTATCAATCAACTCTTCAGCTAATGATTCAGGTATTACGTTTACAATCACAGGAACTGACGTCAATGGTGCTACTCAAACTGAGGGAGCTATCACAGGACCAAATACAACTACTGTACAAAGTACTTTATGTTACCAAACAGTAACTTCAATTGTTACAAGTGGTACTTTAACAGGTAATGTTAAAATTGGTTATGATGGAGCAGTAGTAACTACAAAAGCATATTGGCCTTTAAGATCTAACTTCAACGTTGATCCTCAAGGACAAACAGCTACATCTGTTAACAGCGGTGAATTGGTTGATGCAGCTAACTTAGCTAATAATATTGTAATTCCAAAAAATTCAAGAGTTACATATATCAGAGGTATCATACCAGCTAACTTAGTCTTTGACTTTGCAGGAGCTACAACTTTTGGTTTTGGAACTACTTCATTCAATAACGCTGGAACTACTGAAATTGATGAAGATTACTTCTCACTATCTGCAACAGCAAATGCTAAATCAGCTGCTTTTTATGACACGTTAACTGACTTTGGAAACGTTTCTGCAGCTATGTATACAAATCACTTAAATGTGAGTAATGCAGACTCAGGAAGTGGAACATCGTCTGGCGAGATTGATAAAGAAGTTATGTTAGTAATGAACATTGCAAACGGCGCAACTGCTACGGCAGGTGAAATGCTTGTGGTTGTAAATTACTTACAACAAGTAAACACAACTAACTAATAAATTCTTCTTAGGCCCTTCGGGGCCTAAGAAATAATATTAAATAGGAGAAAATAAATATGCCAAATCAATCTTATGTAGCAGCCAAGATGTTTAAAGCTGTAACTGCAGATGTCGATGCGATTTGTAAAGCGCAAACTACTTCAGGAGCGGCTGATTTAACTTTAGATGGTGATAGAGTTGGTGCTGGTTTTGAAGCTAGTGGAGCAGCAAATGATGGCTCTAACATGTCTACAACGGTTACAATCAAATCGGGTGGTTCAGATGAATCTGGAGATACTTTTACTATTACAGGAACTGATTCTTCAGGAAATGCAGATAGTGAAAATATTGCAGGTCCAGGAGCTGGTTTAACAGTTACTACAACTAAAGATTTTTTAACTGTAACTGGTGTTTCAGTAGATGGTGCTTTAACAGGAAATGTTGAAGTAGGTTTTACAGCAACTAGCACGACAAAAGGTATTGTCTTTGCAGGTCCAACAAGAATTAGAGGAATGCATGGAGTTAGTCTGGCTGCAACAGCAGCAGCTGCAATTTTCAGAAATACATCTCAAACAGGAACAAAAATTGTAGAGATGGATTCACCAGCAGTCGCTGGAATGATGGATCCATATATTCCTGATAATGGATGTTATTTTGACGCTGGAGCGTTTGTAGATATCAGTGCAGGTTTTGACAGTTTAACAGTATTTTACGACGGTCCAAACCCAAGTTAGGAAAATTAAATGGCGACTATAACTTATACAGTCACTGTCGCAACTGGTACCAACTGGTTTAGTGCAGGGGCTAGCAAATATTTTATTAATGGAACTGTTAGTCCTGTATTAGAATTACAAGAAGGTAATACCTATGTATTTGATCAATCAGATACTACTAATGGTCCACATCCTTTACGTTTTTCAATTGAACAAGACGGAACTCATAATGCTTCAGGTACAGGAGTTGCTTATACTGCAGGAGTAACAGTTACAGGTTCACCTGGAACTGATGGAAAAACAACTATTGTAATTCCAGCAAATGTAGCTACTCCTACTTTATTTTATTATTGTACAGCTCACGCAGGAATGGGTAATGAAGCTAATACTATTTCTTCTACATCTCAAGCTACAGATTTATTTAATCCTCCAATTGATGACATTATTGAAGAAGCTTACGAAAGAACAAATATAAGAGGAACTAGAACAGGTTATCAATTAAGATCAGCAAGACGTTCTTTAAATATAATGTTTCAAGAATGGGAAAATAGAGGGGTCCATTTATGGAAAGTAAAACTGGCTAAAGTTCCATTAGTGGAAGGACAGGCAGAATATAGTTATTCTACAGATTCATCAAATTTTCCAAGTGATTTAAGTTCGGTATTAGAAGCCTATTATAGAAATAATTCTACTACAACAGATCCACAAGATATTGCATTAACTCAAATTAGTAGATCAACTTATAATGCAACCCCTAATAAATTAACAAAGGGAACTCCCTCTCAATTTTATGTAGAAAGAAAAATTAATCCAAGCATATATTTATATGCTACTCCAAGTGCTAGTGTATCAAGCACAACTACACCAAGTAGTTATCAATTTTGTTTTTATTATTTAGCAAAAATAGAAAATCCAGGGGCTTATACAAATACATCTGATATAGTAAATAGATTTTATCCATGTATGATGTCAGGTCTTGCTTATTATTTAAGTATGAAATTTTCTCCAGAAAGAACTCCAGAATTAGAAAGAATTTATGAAAGTGAAATGGTAAGAGCATTAGATGCTGATAATCAAGGTACATCTACATATATTTCTCCAAAAACTTTCTATGGAGATGGAGTATTATCGTAATGGGAGTTTTTGCAAAAGGAAAACAAGCGCTAGCTATTTCAGATAGAAGTGGTTTAAGATTTCCATATACTGAAATGGTTAGAGAATGGAATGGAGCATTAGTTCATTATTCTGAATATGAACCTAAACAACCTCAATTGGAACCAAAACCAGTTGGTAATGATCCTCAGGCTTTACAAAATCCTAGAGTTCAAGCAGGAGATACTCCTCAATTAATTTTATTACAACCTGATCCGTTTGAAGTGGTTATTTCTGGACCCAACACTTATGTAAATGTTTATTCAATTGATCATCAAAGAAAAGCAAATGCAACTGTTAGATTAAGAGGTGCTCCTTTAGTTACTGGCCCAGGTACTGGCGGCGGTGATGCTTTAAATTTACAATCGTTTGCATCTATTCCACCAATTAATGGAGTAACAGATATTGATGCTGCAGCAGGTCATACTATTAGTTTAGGAAAAATAGACTCGACAGGTGCTGTAAGTAATAGTACAACAACAGATAGTTTAACAAGTCCAATAAATTATTTTTATTTCCAAAGTGGAGATACAGCCAGTGCTCCAGGCACAGGTGGCGGAAATAATTCTTCAGCTGGACCTGTAACATTAGGAGCATTATAAGATGGCATATACTTTAGCAAATTTAAGAACGGATATTAGAGGATACACAGAAGTTTCAAGCACGGTTTTAAGTGATTCTGTTTTAGATACAATTACTAAAAATACAGAAAATCAAATTTTAAGAGCAGTTCCTACAGATCAGAATGCTCATTATGCTACTTCTAATTTAGTGGTTAATAATAGATATGTGACAATTCCATCAGATTTAAGATCTATTAATTATGTTCAATTAACAGATGCTAATGGAAAACAAACTTTTCTAGAACAAAGAGATCCAAGTTTTATGGCTGAGTATTATTCTACTCCAGATGCAGCTGCCGTGAGTATTCCAAAATACTATGGAAATTGGGATGAATTGTATTGGGTTGTTGCACCTAGCCCCGATACTTCTTATAAAATTACTTTGGCTTACAATAAAGAACCTACTAGTCTGGTGACAGATACAGCTGGAACTTATCTATCTAATAAATACCAAGATCTCCTTTTATATGGGGCTCTTGCAAATACATATGGGTACTTGAAAGGTCCGCAGGATATGTTACAATACTACCAGCAGCAATTTCAAAATGCGCTAACAACGTACGCAACTGAGCAAATCGGTTACAGACGCAGAGACGAATACGAAGATGGCATGATTCGTCAACAATTAAAATCTAAGTCGCCATCAAGTTACGGAGTTAATAATTAAGGAGAAAATAATATGGCAAACTATGTACCAGATCTAATGAAACCAAACCTTTTTAAAGGTAGTTTTGATTTTTCTACTGATACTATTTATTTAGCGTTGTTAACAAGTATTGCAGATGCAGGTTTTGCTCAAGCAACAGCAAATGCTTATTCAAGTGCAACAGCAGGACAAGTTGTAGCCGGAGGTGGTTATACTACTGATGGTCTTTCTTGTGGAGCTGGCACAGTTGCAAACGCAGGAACACAACCTCAATCAACTTATGTAAGTTTTGCAGGAACAAATTCTGACGGAAGTGCAGCAACTGCAAATACTATTAACTGGGTTGGATCAACTATTACTGCAGCTTATGGCTGTATGTATAAATATGTTGCACCCGGCGGAGCAACAGCTAATCAGTACATTGTCGCTATTTTGGACTTTAGTGGATCAAAATCATCTTCAAGTGGAGATTTTAAAGTGGTATTCCCTACAGTTACAACTGGCGCAGATGCAATTTTAAGTGTTACGTAAGGAAAATTAAATGGCTTTGGTTTTAAATGATAGAGTAAAACAGACGAGTACTACAGCAGGAACAGGAACTTTAGATTTAGATGCTAGCGTTCCAACTGGTTTTGTAAGTTTTGTAGCTGGTATTGGAGATACCAATACTACTTACTATGCAATTTATGAAACTGGAACTGATAGGTGGGAAGTAGGATTAGGAACAGTTACCGATTCCACACCTGATACTTTATCAAGAGATACTGTTATAGATAATTCTTCTGGTAATACTTCAAAAATTACTTTTGCGGGAACGTTAGATGTATTTTGTACATTACCTGCAGATAAAGCAGTTTATTTAGATTCAACAGGTACACCAGTGGGAGCAGCAAGCGCAGGTTTTGCATTAGCAATGGCGGTCGCATTATAGAAAAGGAAAAAATATGGCACAAGATTTTAGAAATGTATTAAAAAGCGCAACAGGAACTGTAGCAGTACCTGTTTTAGCAGCCGGAGATTATGATGCAGTAATTGGAATTAGACTTTGTAATATAGTTACATCTACTATTTTAGTTGATGTTTATATTACTAATACAGCAACAAATTATTATCTTGCAAAAAATGTAAGTATTCCCCCTAATTCAGCAATTGAGCTTATTCAGGGAGGAGCAAAAATTGTAATGGCTAATGGTGATACTTTATCAGTTAAAAGCGATACAGCATCCTCAGTTGATACTGTTCTTTCGTATATTGACACAATTAGTTCGTAGGAGGAATTATGACGGCAATAGTAAATGGAATCCAATATATAGGAGGTGCAACAGCCCCGAATGAATTTATACCTAATCAAGCGGCAACAATTGATGGGACTCAAACTGTAGAAAATGCAGTTTTAGCAGGCCCTCTTACTTTACCAGGTACAATTACTATACTAGGAACGGTGGTAATAGTTTAATGAGTAAAATAGAAGTAAATGAAGTAACGCAACAATGTGGAACAACTTTAACAGTTGGTGGTGGAGCTTGTAAAACTGCAGTAGTAGATGCAACGACAGTAACTTTAGGTCGTTGTGGTGGTACAGTTTCACTAGCTTCAGGAGCAACTCAATCAGGATTTGGTAGAACAGGAACTGTTGATTGGATCACAACTCCATATGCTACAGGAGATTCTCCTGTTACAGGAGTTTCCGGAAAAGGATATTTTTTAAATACAACAGCAGGCGTAATGACATTTAATTTACCAGCAGGTTCTGCTGGAGATATAATTTCTATAGCGGATTACGCAGCTACTTGGGATTCATTGTCTGTTACGGTTACTCCAAATGGTACCGATAAAATTGGTTCTCGAAATGAAAATGCAACACTGGCTACTAAAGGTCAATCAGTAACTTTTGTATATGTAGATACAACACAAGGATGGATTAATACTATGGACTCAACATCTAATGTTAGAGGAGCCCCTCCTTTTGTTGCTGCTACTGTTAGTGGCGCGTGTAATACTTTAGTTACAGCCCCTTGTTGTGCTAATGCTAAAATTGCAACTTTTGTAAGTCCAGGAACTTTTTGTGTTACAGGACTTTCACCGTGCGCAGCACAAAATGAAGTTTCTTATATGGTAGTAGCTGGTGGTGGAGCTGGTGGGTCAGCATATTATGCGGGGGGAGCCGGAGCTGGTGGTTTTAGAGAAGCTAAAAGTCCACAAGCAACAGGTTATACAACCAGTCCTTTGTGTGGCTATCCAACTCCCGGAAATAGAATTACAGTTTCAGTTCAAGGATATCCAATTCAAGCAGGTGGTGGAGGAGCTGCATCGCCTTGTGATGCTAATCCAGGAGGAAATGGAACTCCTTCAATTTTTGATACTATAGTAGCTACTGGAGGTGGTGGTGGCGGATCAAGAGATTGTTCTGGTCCAGGAAGTCCATCAGGTCCAGTAGGAGGAAGAGCAGGCCAACCAGGCGGTTCAGGTGGTGGTGGAACAAATTCTGCTCCCTCAAGACCAGATTTAGGTGGTACAGGAAATACTCCCCCAACATCTCCTTCTCAAGGAAATCCAGGTGGTACAGCTGGATACGGAGGTGCAGGTGGTGGCGCAGGCGCTGCCGGAGGAGCTGCACCCGACTCTGCTACAATAGGAATAGTAGGAGGAGCTGGAGTTACAACAGAAATTTCAGCATCACCAACGGCTTACGCTGGAGGTGGAGGAGGCGGAAGTTCTGGTACAACCAATACTCCAGGTGGAACAGGTGGTGGTGGAGCAGGAACAGGAAATTGTGGACCTGGACCAGCAGGAGCCGGAACAGCTAACACAGGTGGTGGAGGCGGAGGTGGTTCTTCAGGTCCAAGTGGAACATATATGCTAGGTGGTGCCGGTGGATCAGGTATAGTAATAATAAGGTATAAATTTCAATAATTATGACAAGTACAATTAAAGTAGATACAATAAAAGATCAAGCAAGCACTAATATAGTTAATAAGTGTGGAACAACTATTAATATAGGAGCTCCAGGAGATACAACTAAAGTAGCGGCTAATACAATTAGATCTAATGCATTACAAAATGCATGTGGAGGAAATACAATTAGTAAATGTGGAACGGCAGTTACAGTTGGTCAAAGTGGTGATACAGTTTCACTTGCCGCAGGTGCAAGTCAATCAGGTTTTGGAAGATCAGGTTCTGTTGATTGGGATACAGGTTCCATCAAAACAGGAACATTTACAGCATCTAATGGAAATGGTTATTTTATTGATACCTCATCGAATATAGTAACGTGTAATTTAGCAGCTGCAACCGTAGGAGATATTGTTTCTTTAGCAGATTATGCAAGTACGTGGGCTACTTATAATGTAACTCTTGTTCCAAATGGAACCGATAAAATTGGGGGTACAAGTGCTAATGCAACATTAGAAACTTCTGGTCAATCGGTTACTTTAGTTTATGTAGATACAACACGAGGATGGGTTACAGTATTAGATTCTACGGCAGCTTTAGAAGGGGGTGCATTTATATGTGCAAGTGTCAGTGGGGCGTGTAATACTTTAGTTACAGTCCAAACAAATTATAAAGTCGCAACATTTTTAAATCCAGGAACCTTTTGTGTTTCTTCAGGTGGTGGTGGCAAAGCAAATGTAGATTATATGGTCATCGCCGGCGGTGGTGGTGGCGGTGGAGGAATTGGTGGTGGAGGAGCTGCAGGAGGTTATAGAGAATCTCATACTGTTCCTGTTTCAGGTCCTTATACTGCAAGTCCATTGGCTGCAGCTTGTGGAGCTATACCCTTATCACCTGGTCCTTACGCAGTAGTAGTAGGAAGTGGTGGAGCTGGTACAGGAAGTCCTGGTGTTTCATTTCAACCAGATATTCCCGGTGTACCTGTTTCAACACAAGGAGGATTATCAAGTTTTTCAACAATAACTTCAGCAGGTGGAGGCTATGGCCGACACTATGGAAGTCAACCGAGTCCAACTTTAGGAGGTCCTGGTGGATCTGGTGGAGGAGGATCAGGTAATGTTGGCGGAAATGGTGGACCAGGAAATCAACCTCCTGTAAGTCCCCCTCAAGGTAATGATGGTGGAAATGGAAATCCTGCCAATCCGTGGGGTTCTGGTGGTGGTGGAGGAGCCGCAAGCGCAGGTAGTAATTGGGGCCCAGGTGGTTCAGGAAATGGTGGAGGTGCAACACCAACAGAAATTACTAATGCCGCAGTTGGAAGAGCCGGTGGTGGCGGTGGTGGTGGAAGTGGTTATGGATATCCATCCGGTGGTAGTGGTGGAACTGGTGGTGGAACTGGTGGTCCAGGATCAAATTCAACAGGCGCAACTACAGGAACCGCAAATACTGGCGGGGGCGGTGGTGGTGGCCAACAATGTAGTGTTCAAAGAGGTGGTGCTAATGGAGGATCTGGCATAGTTGTAATAAGATATAAATTTCAATAGGTAAAAATTATGAGTGAAATAAAAGTAAATAAAATTAGTCCAAGAAACCCATGTGGTACAACTACATTAGGAGATAGTGGAGATACATTCACAATTCCTTCAGGTGTAACAATTTCTAATTTAGGAACTGCAGCAGGATTTGGTGGAACAGGAGAAATTTCGTGGGACACAACAGTTAAAACCACAGGAACCTTTACGGCAACATCTGGTGTAGGTTATTTTTTAAATACAACAGGTGGAACTATAACAGTTAACTTACCCGCAGGAACTGCTGGAGCTTCAGTAGCGATGGTAGATTATGCAGGAACTTGGCAAACAAGTAATGTAACTGTTAGTCCTAATGGAACAGAAAAAATGGGTGGTGTAAATGCAGATGTAACTTTAAATACAGAAGGTCAATCCGTTCAATTTGTTTATATAGATGGCGTTCAAGGTTGGATTAATGTTATAGACTCAACCTCTAATGTGAGAGGAAATAATTTTTTAGAAGCAACAGGTGGATGTATAACTACTTGTGGCAATTGTAAAATGCATACTTTTTTAAGCCCAGGAACTTTTGCAGTTTCTTCTGCTGGAGCTTGTGCTTCCAACAATGTAGTTTCTTATATGGTAGTGGCAGGTGGTGGCGGTGCCGGAGCAGGATATGGTGGTGGAGGAGGAGGTGGTGGATTTAGAGAATATAAAAGTCCCGTCACTCCTTATACAGCAAGTCCATTAGATGGTAATCCGGGAGGAACTTCTATTACAGTTTCAGCAACACCTTATCCAATTCAAGTTGGTGGTGGGGGAACCGGTAGTACCGGTCCAGGCCCCGCAGATGGAACTAGAGGTGATTCTTCAATTTTTTCAACAATTACATCCACTGGTGGTGGCGCAGGAGGAGATGTAGGTCCTTTACCAGCACCGGTAAGACCAGGAGGTTCAGGTGGAGGAGGTTCAGTCGCTAATCCTTCTTATCCCGGTTGTGGAGGAACAGGAAATACTCCTCCTACAACTCCAGCTCAAGGAACAAATGGTGGAAGTGGTTATTGTGGAAATAATTATAGATCAGGCGGAGGTGGTGGAGCAACAGTTGCTGGATCGCCCTCACCTAATGGATCATCAGGAGGATGTGGTGGAACAGGAGCAACAACAAGTATTTCAGCAAGTCCTACATCTTATTCTGGAGGTGGAGGTGGTGGGCAGTATAATGGTCTTCCAGCTGGTGGTGCAGCTAGTCCTTGTGGAACTGGTAAAGCTGCTAGTTTTACTCAAGGACCAGGACCTTCCGCAGCTGCAAACACTGGTGGTGGCGGTGGAGGTGGTGCAGGTAATACCGATCCAGGACAAAATGGAGGAAATGGTGGCTCAGGAATTGTAATAATTAGATACAGATATCAATAAGATTTATGTATTTACACAAATTTAAAAACAATATATAAGGAGAAATATATGGCACACTTTGCAAAAATAGGAATGAACGGAAAAGTTATTGGCGTATTAACGCTGGGTAACGGAGATATGCTGAACGCTGATGGCGTTGAAGATGAATCAGTAGGACAACAATATTTAGAGAGACATAATAATTGGCCTGCACAAATGTGGATTCAAACGTCTTACAACACTAAAGGTAATCAACATACATTAGGTGGTACACCTTTCAGAGGCAATTATGCTGGTATAGGTTATGAATGGGACGACGAGAATCAAATATTTTGGTCTAAAAAACCTCATGCCTCTTGGGTTAAAAATACTAGCACAGCTAAATGGCACTCACCAATTGGAGATGCTCCGGATCTAACTGCCGAGCAAACATCACAAAATGAAGCTGGTACTCATAATTGGATGTATAACTGGAATGAAGCTGGCCAATCTTGGGACTTGACAGACAGCAAAGCATAAATTAAAAAGGTATGTGGTATGCACAAGAAAGTATTATCTGAAATAGATTTACATTATGGCACTATTGATATGCCTAAAGGTTTTGAAATAGACCGAGACAAACTTCAAAAAGATATTTTATCATCACAAATTAAAG